CTCAACGTGCTCGACATCCGATCGTTCCCCGACCAGGAGCGCTACCAGGCGCGCTACACCGACCGGTTCAGCAGGGAGTACGGCAACCCCGAGATCGAGGGGATCTCGACTGCGAACAAGAACGAGTTCTTCACCCTCATGCAGGGGAGTATGCGCAGGATTTCGAGAAGCGATGTCAACAAGGACTTGCCTCCGAAAACCTACCAGACCCGTGCCGTGGACGTGCCGGCCGCTCACCGCAAGGCGTACGACGAGATGCGCGACGACATGATCGCGCACATCCCCGACACCGACGAGCCGCTGCCGGTCATGACGGTGCTCGCCCAGCTCCAGCGCCTCTCCCAGCTCGCCAGCTCGGCCTGCGACGTCGAGATCGTATACGAACTGGACGACAAGCCCGGCAGCGAGACGTACGGCGAGATGGTGCCGAAGTACAACGTGACCATGCGCGAGCCGTCGTGGAAGATCGACGCCCTCATGGAGCTGATGGACGACAACCGCGGAGAGCCGCTGATCTGCTTCTCCCCCCACACCCAGCTCGTCAAGCTCGCGGGTGCCCGGGCCGAGAAGAACGGCTATCGCGTAGGGTACATCGTGGGCGGCCAGAGCCAGTCCAGCCGAACCGGCATCCGCAAGGCGTTCAACGCGGGTCAGCTCGACCTGCTGTGCGCCAACGTGACCGCCGGGGGCGTGGGCCTGACGCTGACGGGGACCGACACCATCGTCTTCCTCGAACGTCCGTGGGCCTACTGGCAGGCCGACCAGGCGCAGAGCCGCGCCGACGACATCCGGAACGCCAAGCAGGTGCATATAATTGACATCGTGGCCAAGAACACGGTCGAGTCGAGAGTCCGAGAGGCGCTCAAGTCCAAGGCGGGCAGCCTGGCTGAGCTGGTGCGCGACCCGCGTATCGTAGAGGAACTGCTAGGGGGACAGCCGTTGCGAGTCTTAGTGCGTGAGTGGTCAAACGGGTCTGTGCGTTCGGGACATGGCGCTCACCTCCCCCGCAAGGATGTCCACGCGCCCCCGCCTTTCGGGGCCTGACATACCTGCCACTGGGCACACCTTGGGCGGCCCTCCGTCTGTCTGGGCAGAGACAGGCGTCGAGGGCCGCTCCTAATTACAGTCCGCGAGCAAGCGAAAGTGTGAGGACACATGCCAGCACCCCGAGTTCGAGATGTTGAAGACGCCAAGACCCTGCTGTTCGGCTCGAAGCCGACGCCCGACGACGCCGTGATCTACGACGTGCTGGACAAGCTCTACCACTCCGGGCACGAGGACGGCTACCAGACCGGCAAGGACGAGGGCTGCCTGGACTGCGAGCAGATGGGCAACGACGCCGGCTACGAGCGGGGCTACGCGGCGGGCGCGCAGGACGCAGCCGAGGCTCTCCAGTGAGCACGATGACCGAGGAGCAGGTCACTGAAGACCTGGTGAACGTCTCGGACCTGGAGAGCCTGTGGGACGAGGCCCCGCCGCTGTGCGAGATGCAGTACGGCGGCATCGCGTGCGGCAAGCCCGCAGTGTGGTTCTTCACGTGCCGATGCTCTCACTGCGGCCACGTCGGCAGCATCTTCACGTGCCAGCCGTGCCACGACAGGATCACCCGGCCGGGGATGTACGTCCAGTGCAACACCTGCCGCCGCAGCCCGATGAACCAGGAATGGAAGCCGCTGTGATCGACGCTAAGGTAGACAAGATCCTGGCCGAGGTGTTCGACCGCGCGGGCAACTGCGTGTCGGGGCTCAACCTGGACCCGATCGACGAGGACGGCCACGCCGTGGCCAACACGCTGTGGAAGATCAGCAGTTACCTCAAGCGCAGAGCACAGAACCGCGACGACTTCGGAGATGATGAGGATGACGCGCCCGAGCAAGAGGAGCGACCTGCATGAGGAGTGGGCTATCGCCTATCTCCAAAAGGTGGTGGACTTGTCCATTAGTGAACGCGATGCGCTGCCGGGCTCGGTGGTGGATCACGTTAAGGACGCGATCATCATCATGAAAAAGAGGCGCGGTGGCACTCGAAAGCCTAGCCGACCTAGTGAAGTTCAAGCGCGGCGGTAAGGATCTAGGCTGGCCGCCTCTGTACCCAGCCGACGCGTACGTTAAGTTCTATTCCCCTGATGACCGGGTGGATGCAGCGCTCCAGGTACTGCTATGGAGTGTCGAGCATTCCCTGGTCATCGCTATGTACGGGTTCGATGACCCTGAGCTGACCGAGATCATCATGGAGAAGCTCAAGGACCCCAACATCTACGTGTCTATCACCCTGGACAGCACGCAGGCGGCGGGCAAGCACGAGAAGCAGCTCCTCGAACTCGGCCTTATGGCGAGCAACTCGGTGGCGTTCGGCCGCAGTCGCGGCGGTGGCATCATGCACCTCAAGGAGTTCATCATCGACGGGCTCGACGTCGGCTCCGGCAGCACCAACTGGAGCAAGTCCGGCGAGACCAAGCAGGACAATGTGCTGACCATCATGCGCAATCCCGTGGTGGCCGCCGATAGCCGCAAGCAGCTCGACCTGATTCACGAGGCGTGCCTTACCCAGATGGCGGCCAAGGCAGCGGCGACCGCGGTGTAGTCTGTCGGGATGGTCAACCAACTGTCCGAGGGCTTCGGCCCCGCCTACCTCAAGATCAACAGCGCGTTCAAGCGCGACACGTCCATCCCTGGCAACCCCGTCATCCCCGGCGAGTGGTCGCAGCCGGAGTTCGCGTACCTCGCCGACCTGCCGTGGCGCTGGACCGAGAAGATCGACGGCACGAACATCCGCCTGTTCTGGGACGGCCTGTCCGTCACCCTCGGCGGGCGCACCGACAACGCGCAGATCCCGGCCCGCCTGGTCGAGGCCATCGCCGACATGGGCCTGCTCGCACCCGATCGCTACGGCTCCAAGTGGCCGGCCGAGCCCAACGACGGCAGCGCGGTGGCCGTCACGCTGTTCGGCGAGGGCTTCGGCGCTGGGATCCAGAAGGGCGGCGGCAACTACGGTGACCCCAGCTTCATCCTGTTCGACGTGAAGATCGGCAAGTGGTGGCTGGAGCCGCACGCGGTGCAGGAGATCGCGAACGAGTTCGGCATCAATACCGTGCCCTACTACGGCACCGTGTCGCCTAACCTCATGTGGGAGGTCATCACACACGAGGGGCTCAAGTCCGCTTGGCCCGCCGTCGAGATGGAGGGCGTCGTCGGCACGCCCCACGTTCCCCTCGCCACCCGAGCCGGCGGCCGGCTCATCATGAAGATGAAGCAGCGCGACTGGACCGAGTACTCTAAGGTCCACAGCGTCCACTAGGAGATCACATGTCGAAGCTCAATGTCCGCTACTGCGCGGGCTACAACGTCTCGGGCACGGGCCAGCACGAGGTGCTGGAGTACGTCGAGCAGGCTAGGCAGCACGTCGTGTGCCGGTGCATGAAGCCGCAGCACTTCGTCCCCCAGGGGCCGGTCGAGGAGGGGCCGTACGTGGTGCTCTACACCGAGACGCCGTGGGCGGCCGAGGCCATCGCCGCGCTCCTCACCGCTGACGGCGGCGACAACGGCTTCCCGCTCACCCCGCTGGCCACGGCGTACAACCGGACCGCCAGCCGGACGGACCCGCACTTGGAGCGCTACAGCGGGGAAATCGGCGACTGCCCGCCGGGTGACCTGGGAAACGAGGTCCGATGATCATTGCCGAGCTGATCGAGCAGCTCTCCAAGATGGACCTGACGCTCACCGTCTACGCTGAGACGGACAACGAGATCTCGCCCGTCCACACAGTCGATCGCGACCAGTTCGACGAGGGGCGGGCCGTGTTGGGCAAGCACGAGCCCTTCATCGTCGATGCCGTCGTGCTAGTAGCAACAGAGGAGTCGGACTATGGTCCTCGGGGACCGCGTACACCTGAAGTTCAGCCCGGAGTTGAAGGGCACGATCACGGAGAAGCGCGGTCGTGAGTTCCGCGTGACCTGGGACAGCGTTGACCGCAACCCCGGCCGCCCGCGCTCCAAGTCGTGGCACCTCGCCGACGCGCTTGAGCACGGCATGGAGATAGGGAACCCCGCATGAGCCTTGAGCAGCGCGTCCGCGCCTACCGCCGGTCCGCCAGGAACAGCTTCTACTGGATGCAGAACGAGGGCGGCGGCTACTGGAACGACGTCACCAACTGGCGCATGCTGATCGCGCAGAAGTTCAAGATCCCGATCAGCAAGGTGCGCGAGATCCTGGGAGAGGACCCCAAGTCATGAGCGCGTTCAGGTTCAAGGTCAGCCCCAAGATCAAGGGCGGGGGCAAGCGCGCTCAGGGCGGCCGGGACATGGAGAAGATCTACCGGATGATCGCCAACGGCTCGACCGAGCAGCACGCCTACGAGGTGTTCGCCGCGAAGCGGTCGCGCCGCGAGGCGGCAAGGAAGGAATCGGACAATGCATAAGGGTGGGACGTTCTACATCTGTGACTGCTGCGGCTTCCGGACGCGCATCTCACGCGGGCTCGGCCACTTCCTGCGGCGGCAGCGCGCCGCGCACGACCGGGGACTGGCGAACGCCTGATGGCGGGTTACGACTACACCACCGCCGGACGCGGGCGACCGCTCAAGACGCGCAGCCACCACACCTCCGGCCAGACCAACCCCGGCCTCGCCCTGCGGAACAGCGAGCGCGCCGGCCCGGACAACCCCAACGCCAAGCTCGACAACGCACAGGTGAAGATGCTGCGCGAGTACCGCGCCGGAGGCTGGTCGCACGCTGACCTTGCCCTGCTGTTCGGCATCAGCGAGAGCCGGTCGAGCGAGATCTGCCGTGGGCTTGGCTACAAGAACGCGGGCGGCCCCATCGCGGGCAAGCGCGAGAAGTGGTACTGCTCCAGCGTGTCTGCCCACCGCGAGAAGCTGAACCCGCAGCTCGCCGCCACCATCAAGGGCCTGCACGGCGACGGCCTGACCCACGGCGAGATCGCCCAGCGGGTCTACGACGACACCGGCCTGGAGATCAGCAAGTCCCTCGTCGGGCTGGTGCTGCGAGGAAGGACGAAGTACTGACCGGAATACCTCCGTTCAGGTGCGTGTTGTGCGATGAGCCAGTGGAGACCGACAGCATCATCAACGGCGTCCACCTGGAACTGTGCCATCCAGACTATGACTACATGTTCGAAGAGGTGAGCTTATGGGATCGTCTGCCAGTGCGATCATCGCGTGGGGCGTCAACTTCAACCAGGGCGAGTACGACGAGCTGCACGACTCGCTTGAGGACAAGACGTGGGAGTCCTACGACGCGCTCAAGGGCACCGAGTGGGAGGACGAGCGCACGTTCGAGGTCTTCATGTACGGCTACTACGGCGAGGACGACGGCGACCGGCTGGCCCTGCTGCTGGTGCGGTCCAAGGAAGACGCCAAGCCGACCATGCCCGCCGAGGTGGACCCCGGACAGCTATTCCCGCCGGACCACACCGAGACGGTCATGCGCGACAAGGTGCTCGACCACCTCGGGTTCACGGGTGACCGCACGTGGAAGCTCCTGCTGCTGGCGGAGTACGGCTGATGAAGGACTCACTCGGCGACCGCATCAAGCGCTACGAGCGGGTGTCCGACCACATGCTGACGCCCAGCTCGCCGCTGTTCATCCGGGTAGACGGCCGGGCGTTCCACACCTGGTGCCGGGGGCTCGACAAGCCGTTCGACACGCGGCTGATCCGCACGTTCATCAACACCACAATGGACGTCGTGAAGGACATGCCCGGCTTCAAGCTGGCCTACTGCCAGTCCGATGAGGTCACGTTCATGCTCACGGACACCGACCGCGTGGAGTCCCAGGGCTGGTTCGACTACCGGCTGAACAAGGTGGTGTCGATCGCCGCGAGCGCGTTCACCGCCTACTTCAACCGCGAGGTGCCCAACCAGTTCGGCATCAACATCCAACGGAACCCTGCCATGTTCGACGCGCGGGCGTTCACCGTGCCCTACGAGGACGCGCCCAACGTGTTCGTGTGGCGGCAGAAGGACTGGCACCGCAACAGCCTGTCCATGCTCGCGCAGTCGTACTACAGCCACAGCGAGCTACAGGGCAAGAAGAAGCCCGACCTGCACGAGATGCTGCACGCCAAGGGCGACAACTGGGCTGACCTTGAGCCCATGCTCAAGAACGGCAGCTTCCTGCACGCGGACGGCTCGCTCACCCACAAGCAACTGGTGTGGACCGAGCTGGCCGAGCTGATCGACCTTTAGCCGGGGGTAGAACACGCGTGCGGTACAATTACGGATCGTGGCGCGAACTCATCACGCGACTCGGACTTTCCGTCTGAGCTGCGGCTGCCTGCGGGACTACCCCGGCATGGCTATCGGCAAGGTGCACCAGGTGCTCTGCCCGACCTGTCGCGTGCCCGCTCACACCACCGCCGTGTACCCCAACAACATCTGCGGCGTCGAGGGATCCAGCCACGACGTGCCCCATCTGATGTGCACCGAGCCCGAGGGAACAAACTCCTGCGGGCACGGGTTGCACTGGGACAGAGAGATGAACATCAAGTTCAAGGCGGTGCCTGCCATCCGCGCCCGCCGCAACGGAGAGACCAGGAGGGCATAGTGAACGTCAGCATGGACGACCAGGACGTCACGATCGACACCGAGGGCAAGGCGGTGCCGCATGTCTACGTCAATGGCATCCGCTACAGCGCCAACGGCAGCCCGGTCATGATCTACCGGGCCGTCAAGGACAGCGACGGGGACTACTGGATCGAGATGGACCCCGGCACCTCGGGCCGCCACTGGCACCTGATGAAGCTAGACTCACTCCGGAAGGACACCCTCGGGGACCTTGCCGAGAAGCACGGTCCGCTCGACACGGAGTAGCCATGCAGCAGCGCGTTGAGTACCACGACCAGGAGATGCCCACCGCGAGCACCACCTGCCCGTCTTTCCCGGTCTTCATAGAGATGGTCTGGATCAAGACAGTCATCGAGATGGGCATGGAAGTTCACATCGTCACCGTGGACTACCGCAAGTTCAATTACGCGTGAGAAAATCCGCACTTAACAGAATGTGAGAATCCGGTGCAACTCCGAGTCCTGCTGGCATGTGAGATGTCAGGCCGCGTCCGCCACCAGTTCATGCTACAAGGCTGGGACGCTTGGTCCTGCGACATCCTGCCCGACGAGTCCATCGAGTACGGCCACGGCCGGAAGGTCCAGACCATTCGCGGCGACAACGCCGAGCCCCTGCTGGACAAGAAGTCGAAGAAGCGAGCCCGCTACTACAAGCGCCGCGCCATGGGCATCGGGATCGAGCGTCACTACGAGGGCGACGTGCTCGACCTGTGGGACTGGGACCACCCGGTCAACGCCGACCGCAAGGCCGAGAACGAGGCCAGCGACGTCAGCCTGCCGCTGTGGGACCTGATCATCGCGTTCCCGCCCTGCACCCACCTGAGCTACGCCGGCAACCGCTGGAGGGCGGAGAAGCAGGCTGACGGGCGCGAGGACGAGGGCGCGGCGTTCTTCATGAAGATGATCGACGCCCCGGCTCCGTTCGTCGCGGTGGAGAACCCGCGCGGCGTCATGTTCAGCCGCTACCGCAGGCCCGACCAGATGGTGCAGCCGTTCTGGTTCGGCGACCCGTTCCGCAAGACCACCTGCTTGTGGCTCAAGGGCCTGCCCGAGCTGTTCCCGTCCAAGATGGTCGGCGCGGTGGCGACTGGCGTGTCCGGCGACATGAACGGCTACCGCATGGGCTCCGTCGTCACGCAGGGCAGCAACTACGCCGGCCGGTTCGGCGCGGGCGCTAACCACTACGAGGACAGCCACGGCCGGAAGAACAGGTCCAAGGTCCGCAGCCTCACGTTCCCCGGACTCGCCGAGGCCATGGCCATCCAGTGGGGCACGTACGTCAGGGAGCAGAACCTTGGCTACCGGTAGGCTGCCTGACTACGAGGGAGGCATGATGTACGGCGTCAGCAGGTGCAGCTACTGCGGGATCGGCGAGGGCATGCACATCTCAGGCTGCCCCGGCATTGCCAAAGCTGAGCCGTACTGGATACAGGAGCGGGAGCGCAAGGCGTGCAAGGACTGCGGCTGGAAGATCGAGGGCGAGCACTACAGCACCTGCCCGCAGCATCCGAGGAACATCAAGAAGGACAAGCCCGTGCAGCCCAAGCCGCCCGACCCGGACACGTACGTCAGCCCGCACAGCGTTGACGCCGAGGCCGCGATGAGGAAGTACGTCCAGGTCCCGGTGTTCGAGGAGGTCTACAGCGGGGCGGACGGCAACGGCGGCATGATCACGCGGCTAGTCCAGCGCGGCACCAAGTACGAGTACCCGCACAAGGACTGGCTCGACGCCCGCGACCAGTTCGCCAAGGACGGCACGTGGGAGTCCCTGAACGCCATGCTCCAGCACGTGACCGAGACGAATCCGCCGCCTGGACCTGCGATCCCGGTCTACAAGGCTCCGGCCAAGGACTCTAACCGCGCTCGCACGTTGTTCTACGCCGCGTTTGCGCTCTGCTTCTGCGTGGTCGGACTGTACCCGCTGCTGGTTATGCTGTTCGGGTGATTCAGCTCGACGACTACCACAACTGGCTCTACCGGACGGCGGCCGATATGCTGCCCGGCGGCTTCCACGACGCCGAGATCGATGACCTGGTGCAGGAGGGCCGGATCGCGATGTGGCGGGCGTACGAGAAGTACGACGACTGCAAGGGGACGCTCGCCCCGTGGCTCACCAACGCCGCTCGCATGCGCATGAGGGACTGCGCGTGGGGGCATGGCCGCTGGACGGGTCACACGGGCCGCAGGGGCGTCACTGACGCCATGGGCAAGGGAGTTCCCCGCCCGCTGCCGCTCGACCCCCTGATCGAGGACTGGGAGTTCGACGAGCTGCGTCTCCGCCCGCTGGTGGCGGCCAGTAAGGTGATGACAGCCTCAAATGTGAGGGCATGGGCCGCCGCGGAATAGAACTTCGCGACCGGTAGTTGGAGGGAATCGTGGAGAGCACACTCGCAGGCGATCTGTTCGACAACCTGCCTGAGCACTGCCCTGGTTGCGGTGTGAAAGACTCGTCGGACGGCGTGGACGGCCCGTCCAGGCTGATGTTCCTGTGGCAGTACATGATCAACAGCTACATCTGCATCGACTGCAACCGCAACTACACCACCTGGGCCGGCACGAACTGGCCGCACGAGATGGTGAAGAACGCGGACGGCGTGATGGTCACGCTTGAGGAGAACAGCAAGCCGCTGTGCCTCAAGAACATCGAGGCCATCGCACGAGGCGACGAGCCCAAGTACCAGTCCTGGGTGTACGACAACCCAATGAACGTCCATCAGCATCCGTAGGAGCAATCATGACCCCAACCGAGGCGGTTATCGCCTTCTGGAAGAACTTCTGGATCTTCATCCTCGCCGGTCTGGCGCTGGTCGGTCTGGTGTGGGGGCTGTGGGCGGGCGGGGTCTTCCTCGCCAAGGCCAACGCCACCGCCAACTACCAGATCCAGCACAACGGCGTCCAGTACCAGACGACCAACGAGCAGCAGATCACCAAGGGCTTCGACCAGCTCAACAGCGAGGGCGTCCAGCTCGTGCAGGATCAGCAGGCCCACAACACCGCGCTGATCGGCGAGGTCAAGGTCGAGCAGGACTCGCAGGCGGGCACGCTGTGCTCCGAGGGCGAGAACGTCTCGGGCGTCGTGCCGGCAGATCAGGCCGCGTGGTTCCACGCCAACTGCCTTGACGGGGCTGTCGCTCCCGGCTCGCAGTACTACATCGTAGTTCCCAACTAGGAGGCATCATGAAGTTCACCGGCCGCACCCGCACCATCGCGGGCACCGCCATCGTCGTAGTCGGGCTCGGCATCGGGCTCGCCGCGTGCAACAGCAACGGCAACCAGGAGTCCGCCCAGCAGAACCAGGACTCGACCAACCTGGAGAACAACCAGCCGCTGCCGAACGTCACCTTCAGCCAAGAGCGCGAGAACATGATCGACATCGAGCTGGCCGAGGTCAACGACGTGCAGACCACCACGTTCGTCATGCACAACGGCGACCGCGACCCGATCAACTCCGGCCCGTCCATCGGCTTCGGCATCCCCGACTCGGCCAGCCTCTCCAACCCGCTCAAGCCAGCCAGCAACAGCGGCTCCTGGGCCGACGACGTGGTGGGTCAGGAGGACCCGAACGGGATCTACGCCCCGGTCAGCTCCGAGGGGACGTTCGTCATCTTCCTCGCCGCTGACGGCACCCCCTACATCGACCGCGTGGAGGACACAGCGGACACCGTGGGCGGCCCGGCGACGTGGAACATGACCACGCACTCCTACTCGCTCACAGGCGCTCCCACGGCCATCGCGCGCACCGCCCCGGCGGCCAAGGTTCCCGCCCACGCCAAGTAAGCCTCACGGCGACTGGACTATCAACTTCACAACCCCCAGCTCATTGACAGCGTAACGCGTCCTTGAGAGAAGCGGACGACTCGGAAACTGGATGGACGCACCCGGCACCCGTTAGTCGCGGCTTCACACCCCACTTCACAGGAGGACACCATGTCTCGTGACCCCGAAGAACTCAACCTCAAGCTCAGGGTGCGCGTCAATCACCCGCACGGAGCCGACGCCGTGTGCGCGAAGATCGTGCAGGACATCGACACCGACGCCAGCGGCAAGGCGACCATCGGCCAGACCCGGCTCGCAGGCGCGGGCTTCGCGATCCCGGTCATCTCGATGGAGCGCACGGACGGCCAGCCCTTCGGCCTTGAGGCTGAGTTCGAGGACTACTGGCGCGAAACCCACTGCGAGGGCGACGACGGCACCGAGGGCAAGAACGAGGCGCGGGGCGCGTTCATGTACGGCGTGACGTACGGGAAGTCACTGTAAAATTCGGTGGTGACCACACCGAAGCACCCCAGCGCCAACATCGTCTCAGCCATCGGGATCGATCCGGGGCCGACCACGGGCATCTGCCTGATGGAGTTCGTGGGAGACAGCCCGTATCCGCTGCCCGAGTGCAATGTCACCCTGATCCAGGCGAACGCGGGCACCGCCCTGCGGGTGCTGGAGGCGTACCTGTCCCACTTCTACAAGGACGAGCGCATCGTCCAGCGGGTGGCGGGCGTCGAGGCGTTCGTGACGGGCTCCTCGGCCGGGACGCGGGGGAAGAACGCCGACCTGACCCGGCAGTACGTGATGAAGTTCGCCGAGATGCTGTCGCTGTTCGGCTACCACCCGAGCATCCGCAAGGCCGGGGACGTCAAGCCCTGGGCGAGCGACAAGCGCCTGCTGCGAGCCGGAGTTCCCAAGCTTCCGGATAGCATGAGGCATTCAGCAGACGGCGCGCGGCACTGCCTGTTCGCCGCCGTCAAGGACGCACACATGAAGGACCCATTGGCATGAGCGAGGAAGTTCAGAAGACCGTCCGCAGCGCCAAGGACCAGATCACGGCTGACGCCATGGTCGAGCTGCGCGAGCTGCTGCCCAAGGGGCTCGCGGTCAACGCGGCGTGGAAGAAGAACCTGGAGGAGATCAAGGACGTTCTCTACAACCTGTACGTGGCGGGCGAGGAGAGCGGCGACCAGGACGGCTACGACCGTGGCTACGACGACGGCTACACGGACGGCCAGGAGAGTACGGAAGAATGAGACTCCACCCGAGGCCGCACACGAGCTGGTTCTTCCACGACAACGGCTACATGCGCGCGTGGCTGGTGATCCTCATGTGGCTCGTCGTCCTGGGGATCGTCGCGTACGGTGCCTACTGGATCTACGTCCTCGCGACCGAGCCGACCTGCTCGGCTCCCTACCACCTGGTCTACACCGGCACCCACCTGGAGCTGGTCGGCAAGGTGATGGTGAACATGGATCAGTACGCCTGTGTGGGTAACTGATGATCCAGGTTGTCGGCGATCTGTGCCCCAGCATCCCGGCGGGCGCTACCATTCGCGTGCAGCGGCGGGGCATGGACTGGTGCTGCGATAGTCAGGGCAACACCTATGCCCTGCACGAACCCACCGATGAGTTCATCACCCGCGTCACCTGCCCGCTGTCGGCAAGCGACTGCATCTACACGGGCACCAACAAGGAAGGGAAGACATGCCACTCCGGAAAAGCGCGGAACTACTCTTGGCGGCTGCCGATGAACTGGACAATTACAATAGCCCGTTCAACGACGCGTGGCTGACCGAGCACGAGGTCACGTTCGACCAGTGCATGGCGCTGTCACAGCAGCTAGCGATCGGCGCTAGGATGCTGGCGCACGGCATCGAGCACCCCACATCCGAGCAAGGCATAGCCATGCTCCTGACAATGGCGAGGCAACTATGAGTCACAAGCTGATCAACACGAACGGCCACCTGTACCTGGATGTCTACTACGAGGTCGAGGGCGTCCCGGCGCGCAGGCACTGGAATAACAAGGACACCTGGACGCCGACCACCGTCCACCTCCAGCTCAACACCGAAAAGCGGTTCGGGGCGTTCCTGCCGGACTCGGACGAGCTGACCACCCACAGCATCCTAGGCGAGTCCAGTCCGATCTCCGGCCTCACCGTCCACGGCGTCAAGAACAAGCGCTCGGACGGCCAGCCGGGCAAGGTCCCGGTCAACGACCACTACTACAGCTCCGACAAGCTGCCTGACTGGCTCCAGGCGATCGTCATGGAGACTTTGACCGGGCTGGCGGCGGGTGCGCGGTGACCGCGCTGTTCAGCGCCGATGTCTGGTACACCGACGACGACCCGGAAAACACCGACGCCGAGGCGGTGCGCGGGGAGGGCGAGCAGGAGTACACCGGCACGCTCGCGCACATCTTCCAGCAGCTCCGGAAGGACGAGCACCGGATCCGCCTGGTGGACATCCATAGGGTGAGCCGGTGAACAACGACTGGGGGTACTCCCTCATCCTGTTCGCGGTCATCGTCGGGGTCATGGTCTATCTCTGGAGGAACCGATGAGCAACCTGCACGTCACGCAGACCACAAGCGCCGAGATGCGGTTCACCCGGAAGGAAGTGCTGGACAAGCTGGGCGTTGACCTAGCCGATTCCTTCTACGTGACCAAGGACGGCTACGGGTCCAGCGCCGAGCTGGTCATCAGCATCTCGCCTAGCAAGGTCGGGAGGTACCAGGCGTGAGCGACAGCCAGGTGGGCTACGAGCCGGAGTGGTACAAGGCGGCGCGGCGCAAGCACGAGGCCCAGGAAAAGGCCCGCCGCCGCGAGATCGAGGAGCGGGTGCACGCTATCCTCGCAATGGAGGACATGCTGACCAAGGTCGCGCTCCTCAACCAGTTCATCTCGCTGGATCCGGACAAGGCATTCGAGATGCTAGCGCAGGGAGGCTACGTTGGAGACCACCACGACTAAGGCCGAGCAGATCTCTCGCTTTACCTTTGCGTTCAGCCTCACGTTCACCATGGGGCTCCAGGGGTTCTTTGCGTTCTTCTTCCTGCGGGACCTGTCCCTGCACAGCTACGGGTGGGCCTTTGTCGAGCTGGTATTCTTGGGCATCTGGACTTGGCTGCTCAAGAACAAGCTCGACAAGTGGAGGACCCCCGAATGATCTGGTGGATTCTGGTGGGCGTGCTCAGCCTCATCACCGTAGGGCTCGCGGGCATCCTGATCTGGGTCCTCGTCCAGCTCTCGCACATGTTTGACGGCTTCTGATGCAGATGCACTGGAAGACCGACCCGAACCCCAACACGGTGCCGTTCGGGTGGATATTCGAGAGCAAGGACGCCCGCGCCCAGTACATCAAGGACCACCCGGCCGAGATCTACTGGTACCACTTTCCCGAAGAGGATGACGGCTGGGTCAAGGGGCCGGCGTGGAAGCTCGCCGCCGCGGACGCAGCCGTCGCCCGCCAGGAGGAGCCGTCCGACGTTGACGCTGATGACCGGTGGTGAACTACAGGGTGACCCTGCGCGAGCGCGTAGCCGACAAGGACGGGCGCAAGAACACCAAGCGCGTTACGATCCGGGCCAAGTGTAGGCTGGACGCTATCGACGAGGCGTTCAGGACTTACCCGGAGCTGCGGGTGGTCGAAGTCCACGCACAGGACGGATCAGAATGAGACTGCGCAACATCTTCCTGCTCTACCTCAAGGCGAGGATCATGAGCTGGCTCACCAGCAGTGAGCTGACCGCGTTCGCCTACACCCGCAGCATGAGCCAGATCGGGCTGGCCACCTTCCGCAACGGACGCATGGCGGACGCCTCACCACGGGTTCCCGATGGCCCGACCGGTGTCCCCGGCACCATGGACGGCCCGCCGGAAAATCCGCAGCCGCCCACGGAATAACCCCTCGGGCTCCCTGGTTAGGATGATCATGAGCAACGAAGAGACTGACACCCAGCCGGAGAAGAAGGTGCAGACCGATGAGCCTATGACGCTTGAGGCCCGTGCCGCCCACTACGCCTCGCCGGGCATCCCGAAGAAGGGCAAGGGGAAGTTCAAGAAGTTCAACCCCACCGTCCACTTCGGCGGCACGTCCGCTCAGATCCGCCGGCTGAGGCACAAGGAAAACCGCGCCATCGCCAAGCAGGTGCGCGAGGCCGAGGCCAAGGTTGCCCGCCTCCGTGGCGCGACTAAGAAGTCCGCACAGGCCAAGCTCGACAAGCTCAAGGCCGCGTTCAAGTAGGAGAACCGTTGTCCAAGCCCAAGCATCAGGCCAACCCGCCGGACACGTTCGGGGTACTACCCTCGCCGCCGCCGTGGCCGCCCTATCCGATCCCGCAGCCGCCGGCTCCCGTCCCCGTGAACTGGGTGAAGCCGCCCGAGCGCGTGGACCCGTACCAGAACACCTCTGCGCAGATCCTCCAGGACCGCAACGCCACGGTCGCCAAGGTGTCGCTCAGCCAGCACTCCACCTACGACTTCGGCGCGGACCCGGACTTCCAGTTCACGGCCACCGGCTCGTCCAAGCGGGAGCAGGGCGACAGGTTCAACGCCCGGACCGGTGAGCTAATCTCGCTGTCGCGGGCCTACCTCAAGCTCTCCCGGCAGCTCATGTCGGCGGCCCGCGAGCTGGTCGAGCCCGAGCCGGTGCCGGAGTACGCCGCGCCCGAGGACAACTTCGTCGGCGTCGGTGCCTACGCGGCCGAGCCCGACGATGACGACGCCGACGAGTACCCGACGCCGGACCCGCGCGTCGTCACGGCGGTCGAGGCTTTCAACGGCGCGGCCGACGCCCTGAACACCGCCGTTAGCTTCCTCAAGACACTCACCGACTAGTCTGTAAGGAACGAGAGGAGGTACCCAAATGGGAGACATCGGCAAGGAACACACCAAGCGCGTGCTTGAGCCCATGCCCGAGACGATGCCGATTCAGGAGCCGTCGCCGGAGCCCGCGCCGGAAGTCGTTCCGGAGTCCGTGCCTGCGTGAAGATTCGCGTGCACGGTCTGACGCTAGACACAGGCGAGCGGCGCTCATTGGACGTCGAGTTCCTCCCCGGAGGGATGTTCGAAGTACCAATGGGCGTCCTCGTCTGCCGCATCGAAGCACTTGAGGAGGATTGATGAGCGAGTTCCCGATGGTGCCGTCGTACCTCGGCGGCGACGGCTACGGCACGCTACCCCAGCCCATCACTGAGGTACTAGAGCGTTCCGGCGTCATCGGATACCTGACCTACAACGAGGACGGCAAGCAGGCGTTCGACAAGCTGGCTTCCATCAGCTCTGCCATGACCTGCCGCGACCGGGTGGCCGCCCAGATCGACCCGGAGCTGTTCATCCGGGCGATGTGCGCCGGCTGGACCCGGATGGCGCTGAACGAGACGGCGACGAACTCCGTGGCGTCCACCGCCGACGAGTACTACAAGGGCCTGTTCGCCGCCCGCGCCAAGGAAGAGGAGGAGCGGAAGCAGAAGAAGACCCCGAGCAACATCACCACCTCGGGCATGCGGGGCTTCTCCGAGGAGGCCGCGCCGGAAGACTGGGACATGGCCATCGGCCAGATCAAGGGCTTCCGCAAGTGGTCCATCTTGCCGCCGAACATGGCGGACGAGCCCGACCAGGTGCTCAAGGGCAGCTACGGCAAGAACTTCCTCGACCACGCGATGGCGTCGGACGGCCGGCGCAAGGCTAGCTGCCACGCAGGCGGCACCAAGCACCCGCCCGAGGAAGTTCCCGCCGACAACGGCTGCGGCTGCGGCTGGTGGGCGTACTGGGCTCCCGAGGAGGCGCAGAAGCACGGCGGCGACGGTGGCATGGGCTCGATCAACGTCACGATCGGCGTTGAGGGCACCGGCCGCGTGGTCATCGGGCAGAAGGGCTTCCGCAGCCAGTACGTCAAGGTGGTCGGCCTCGCCCCGGACAGCCCGGTGGACGACCAGACCGCAGCACGGCTGCGCAAGTTCTCCCGCATGTGGCTGCTCGACGCGCCCGTCTTCGGCACGGTGGAGGAGCTGCGCGATGGCGTCGGCACCGACCCGACCTACGGCACGCTGGCCGCTCGCTACCCGGAGATCGCCCGGCACGACAACAAGACGCTAGCCGTCTACTCGTGGTTCCTCACCGGGGTCCAGGACGCCATCCAGCTCCACCTCGGCAAGCTCACCGACCGGATCCACTACGTCACGCCCACGCTGTACGGCACCGAGGCCGCGTCTTCCCAGGAGGCCCTGACCGAGGAGCACAGTTACCTCCAGACGTCGTACGAGCTGCTCAACAATGAGCGCAAGACAGTTGAACGCATCATCGTCGAGCGCGGGGCCACCGCCGAGGAGCTGGTCAGGGGAATGCGCGGTTTCCCTGCCTAACCTGTGTCGGTACTCTGAGTGGTAAGCGTGTCTACCACTTTGGAGCACCATGTCCGCCGCAGCCGGCATCAACTGGACCGACATTTTCCTTGGTTCAGGCACGGTTGCGGCGGCTGCGGCTGCGTGGTTCAGCGTCCATCTGACACGACGGTCGCACAACAAGGACGACAAGGCCATAGCCAAGGCCGAGCGTACTATTGAGATAGCGCAGGCGGTGAAGGACGGCTTTCAGCCCCTGGACAACCGGCTCCTCGCTCTGGAAGCCACGTGCAACCAGATGCCCGTCACCATCGACTCACTTATTGGCCGAGCCTTGAAGCCGATCGAAGCACAGCTCGTCATGCAGAACACCAAGATCGACCCGGTGTGGCGAGCGCTTGAGGAGCTGGCCGTGGACATGGCCAAGAACCTGCACCACCCCGACCCTGACCGCGCCGACTTCGACATGCTGCTCGACCACTTCATGGCGCACACGCTCACCGCCGACGAAGACCTGAGACTGCGCCGCTACCTCAACGCCGTGAAGACCTGGAGGCCCGGCGTCGATCTAGGGTTCACGGTGTACGATGGGGAACCTACCTACGCCGCTATCCTGTTGCGTACCATGGAACTATCGCGTATTCGCCGCAACCAGGAGCAAACCCCATGAGTGAGACGCCCGAGACCCCGGATTCCGCACCCGATTTCCGCGATTCGCCCGTGATTCCGGAGATGTCTGCTCTCTTCACCGGCAAGGGCGAGCGCGGGCCGAAGGGCGAGAAGGGCAGCCCCGGTGAGAAGGGCGAGAAGGGCAACCAAGGCAACCAGGGGTTCAAGGGAGTCCGTGGTGATCAGGGTGCCATCGGCGAGTCCCGGCTAGCCCAGGCGGCTGAGCAGGAAGTCGAGCGCCTGATCAAGTCCAAGTCGGTGCCGAGGTGGTGGGGTCGCGCGCTCGTCGCGATCTGCCTCGTGCTCGCAGCGCTCGTCGGCTACCTGGGCTACGAGAACCTGACGCACCCGGTGGCCAACCAGCTCCGGAACGACGTCGCGGCCACCCAGCAGCTCGCCGCGCAGGACAGGGCGTACACCAATCAGGTTGTGCAGCACGAGTGCTCCTCGCTGGAGCTGCTGACCGGCAGGCCGGTGCCCAAGCCCGCCGACCCGGCCGCCAACCCGTCGCGCGAGACGACGTACGAGTTCTACATCGCGCTGCTGTCGTGGGAGCACAGCGACGGGTGTAAGCTGACGGTGCACAACGTCACCCCCAAGAAGTGACGCACGCGGGTATGGCCTAACGGATGGGCACCTGCCTTCCAAGCAGGCTACGCAGGTTCGACCCCTGTTACCCGCTCGACGGTATGGCCGAGAGGCTGAGGCCCGAGATTGCAACCCTCGTCACCCCGGTTCGATTCCGGGTACCGTCTCCCGTGGCTAGTAGCTCAGATGGCAGAGCAGCGGACTGTTAATCCGCAGGTCGCTGGATCGAGACCAGCCTAGCCAGCACATGACGAAGCCCCGCACCACACCATGTGGCCGGGGCTTCGTGCTGCTAGGGTCAGCTCGCGGGCGGCGCGGCCGGCGGAGGGGTCTCCAGGGCGTCCACGGTGCCCTGAACGGTGACCAGTCCGGAGACTGCCGTCTGAAGCGCGGACAGGTCCAGCGCCGGGTTGGCGGTCTGGAGCGCGGCGATTTCCGCCTGGATGTTGGTGACGGCGGCGGCGAGGTCGGTGGAAACGCCAGAGACCGCAGCGGTCAGAGCGTCAACGTCTGCTTGAGTGGCCATCTTGGCTACTTCCTTCTGTAGTGCGGCAACTTGCGCCCGTAGGCTGACCCGAGGAGGTCGTCGCCAGGGGGGTTTCATACTCCCAGTGTGCCTTACGCGAACTGCCCCGGATAGAGCGCCGAGACAACCGATGCCATGTCCGTCTTGGCGTTCTGGTACGGGGTGACGAGCGCGGTCTGGCTCTCGTCGTTGTACTCGTACTCCCCGATCAGGAACGTGATGGGAGCCTGCCCCACCTCGCCGCCGAACGCCTCGTTGACCACCTGCACCGTGCACATCGCGCCGTTCCAGTTGCAGCCGAGGTCCACCGGGTGGCCGCCGATGTTGAGGAGCTGGCCGGGCTGCACGGTGAACGAGGCTTGGAAGTTCGCGCGGATGTACTGGTTGAGGATGTTCTGCCCGATCGCGGCAGCCGCCTGCTTGGTCATCGCGCCCGAGTTGGAAACGTCGATGAAGTACTCCAGCCGCCCGTGAGCGGACACGGAGCCGGGGATGGACGCGAAGGTCGTGCCGAAGGTCGCGGCGGTCGCTGTGGCGCTGCTGGTGGCCGTATTGTCGGCCGTGATCTCGTAGTAGACGATGACGGTGTTGATGTCCTCGTTGATCGTCCGGCTGACCGGGCTCGTGTTGACCAGGTACAGGTCAGGCGGACGCCGCGTCGAGGTGACGATCGTGTCCGTGCGCACCCACTTGCCGTTGGCCGCAGCCGCAGCGCCGGAGGCCGCAACCGAGGTGGTGCCCGCGACGAGGGGGTTGCCCGAGAAGTCGGTCGGCAGCGGGTAGACCTTGATCACCCACGGGGCGGGCGGCATGGTCACCGAGCCGGCAGGCTGCACTAGCTCCCAGGTGAGCGCGCCGCCCGTGCAGAGCAGGTTGAGGAAGTCCGTCACCGTCAACGAGCCGGGGTCCTGCACCGGGCCGAGGTAGATGCCCGCCGGGCTGCCGATGCCGTAGTTCGTCCAGCGCAGCCCGCGGGCGATGGCGAAGTCGATCGGGGCGTCGGCCGTCCAGCCGTTGGAGGTCTTGGTGTTGCCGCCGTTGCTCTGCCACCAGGCACCGAAGTTCGTGCCGTAGGTGCCGACGCCGTTGGCCTGGAGAGTCCAGCCGGTGGCGGCTGCCTGCGGCTCGATGAGCTGCCCTTCCCAGACGCACGCCGCTCCGCGGTGGCAGGTGATGATCCGGCCGGGGTTCAGCGCGTCGGTGCGGTAGTTCGGCTCGACCGCCAGCATGCAGGTGAACTGGTCGGGGCCGCCCGGTATCGAGAACGAGTAGTCAACCTGGCTAACGTGGCCGATCTGCCCGAGCCACTTGGGGCTGTGGGGCCGGGGCACGGTGACGAGGCCGATCGAGCTGGTGTTGGCCGGGACGGTGGCGTTGGTGCCCGGCGAGAAGTACACGTACCAGGAGTCGTTGGAGATCTGCTGGACGGCCACCACGGACTGCATCGTGGAGTCGGCCATGACCAACGGCGTGTTCGCGCCCTCACCCTCTCGGTTCTGCGTCAGCCCGTAGGCGTTGAACAGCTCGGGCGCGTACGACCACACACTGGCAGCACTGGAGTTGGTCGGCACCGCGCTGCCAGTTCCGAACGCCGGGGGCGCGGGCCATGTGGTAAAGCCCGAGGGATTCACCGTCCAGAGCTGGAACTGCTCGCCAGGCGTCATCGGCGGGGTGGCGAATCCCTCGGCCGTGCCCCACTGCGTGGTGTTGAGGACCGCGTAGTTGTAGCGCTTGCCGCTGGTGTTGTAACCGGCGAACAGCATGTTGTCCGAGGTCACGCCGATGCTCGTGATCTGGAAAGCGCGCTGCGGCAACGGCGGTGCCCAAGAGCACACCTGTGTTGCATTTAGAAGTTCAAGTGCCACAACTATTCCTTACTGCGGGCCGATGACCTGCGCCTGAGTGGCCGAATAGATGTAGTCGGCGACGGGCGCGGGATAGCTGCCGCCGGGCTGCCCGGTGTAGTGCAGGTTCGCCTCAGCGTTGCCGTCCGCAATGGCGGACAGGTACGCCACGGCATCGGATGACGAGAGCCCTGACGCAGTTGCGAAGTCCGCCGCCGCGAGGCCGGAGGTCCACTTGTAGATGTTCTGAATCAGGGCCAAGGCGTTACGGTGCTGCTGAAGCGCCGAGATGATAAGGCCCTGCACCTGCGCCGGGCTCAGTCCGGTGTTGACTGCGGTCATTTCATTTCTCCTTTAAAGCGATCCGTCAGCGAGTGTTCCTGGCCACCAGCAGATGTGCCCGAGGATGGCGCACGTGGCGGCACCCGCACCCTGCCAGCGGTAGACGATTGCTCCGGTATTACCGACCTCTATGTACGGTACGCCCAGGGTGCCGGAGGGCACAGTCCCGTACATGCTGATCGCGCCGGCGTTGTAGCCCCCGTTGGACGAGTTCGGCCAGTAAGGCGCTGGGATGACTGAGGCGGCGATGATAGATGTAGCCGTGGCGATAGCGGTCAAGGCCAAGTCGAACACAGCTTCACAGAATCCGTCCGGGTTCAGCCGGTAGTAGAAGCCGTTGATCCCGTTGCCTGACGCAACGACGCCCGAGGCGAATGTGGTGACCTTGTGCCAAGTCTCCGGTGTGAAGCTGCCCGGAACCTGAGCTGCCGCTGTTGGATTGTACGCCACGACTGCCTGGGTAGTGATGCCTGTCGTGTATGCGTTGCCTGCGTCATCGGTGCCGGCGAAGGGCTGGATTACCGCAACCGGAGTCGTGGCGTTGGTAAGCGAGGTGACCTTGATCCCGCCCGAGCCGCCCCTGCCTCCGTGCTGGGTGGTGAGCGTCTCCTGGAGCACGATCGTCAGGTACGGCTGGAGCGAGTTGCCGAAGTTGTCCACCGCACCGGGGCCGTAGACCTGGCAGTAGAACTGAGCCCCGGTGCTCGCGTTGAACGCGTCGAACGTCGGGTTGTCGGTCGGCCCGAAGCACAGCGCGGTGCACGATCCGTTCTGGATGAGCGTGCCGAGATTGCTCTGGGTCAGGTCATAGGTGACGGTGTTCTGGCCCGCGTCGAGCGGGATAGCGCCCACGTACTCGACGGCGCTCACGCCCGTGTAGTTCTGCGGCAATGTGGTGTCCGCGGTGTAGGCGAACTCCAGCACCGTGTCTAGAGGGCTCAGCAGGGAGTTGGTGAGCGTCAGCGTGATCTGCTGGATAGTCCACTTGCCGTTGCCCAGCGAGGTCGCGATTCCCTTGGGCAGCAGCACGAGGGTGTTCTTTGAGCCTGAGGCCGTGTCGCTGGAGAGGCCGCCCGTGACGATCACGCTGTTGCCGGACTGCTGGCTGGCGTTGTACAGCGCGCCGGGGCTGCTGGAGTCGGTGCCGCAGTAGGTGGCCGCAGTCGCGAACGGCACGGTCAGTGAGAATGATGCAGGAGACGCCGCCATGTTCCCGCCGCCAGCGCCACCCGATCCGAGAGAGGTCAGGTTGCTGCCGGAGGCTCCCGCATTCGCTCCGGTGGCTCCGGCGTTGCCTGGTGCCCTGATGGACGCGTACTGCGCGGGGAGCGCGACGACCGCGCCGCCTGTCCCGCCTACGCCGGCTGCCGGAGCGCCGCCTATCCCGCCCGCGCCGCCTGCCGAACCAGAGGCCCCGCCACCAGCACCGCCTGTGGCCGGCGTGGAACCGAATGCCTGAGTCGGAAGCGCTGAGGTAGCGGCGTCGAGGGCGAACCACAGGTTGGAGATGTAGCCGAAGAAGTACTGGGTGGTGCCGGTGGGGTCAGTTCCGACGCGCTGGGCATATGATGCGGCGGGCACCGACGAGAATCCGGCTGATCCCGAGACGACGCTGACGCCGTTGACGTACAGGGTGATGGTGCCGCTATTGAATGTCGCGACGATGTAGTACCAGGTGCCCACGATCGGCGGCATCGCGACCGCAGTGAAGTTGGCGGCGGTGCCGTTGCCCCAGTTGACGTACAGCGTCCAGTTCGGAGAGGACGCACTGCCGTTGTTCTTGAGGAACATGCCGTAGCCGTTGAAGTTCCCGAACGTCGCGTAGTTAGCGGAGTTCGCCACGACAGTTGCGATGCTGTTGGCGGCAGTGTTGCCCCAGGTACCGGTCGGGTCGCACTGGATCCAGCAGGAGACCGTCAGCTTGGTGAGGGCAAAAGAGAAGGTCGGGGCCTGCATGTAGCCGGCGTACGTGTTGTTGGCCGCGCCGTTCCACAGGGAGGAGCACCCCGCCCGCGTGGGGTTAGGCTGGTGAGGGGGGTTGGTAGTAGTAAGCGTATAGGCGGGCACCTGGGCGGGGGCGTTCGACTGCAAAACGTGGATGCCGTTGCCGGAGTCCGTGACGGTACCGGTCAGGTGGTAAGTGGACGAGTCGTTGAACTCGAATGTCTCATCCGGGCCGTCGTTGAAGATGTACCAGGCTCGGATGATGTTCGCGTTCTTGGTGTTGCCGGCGAACATGCCGGACGTCTCGGCGAGGGCGATCGGGTTGTCAGAGCCTAGGCCGGAGAGGTTGGTGCCGCCCTGCCCGCCGGGGAACGCCATGGTGTTCGTCGAGCCCGTGCCGCCAAGGCCGCCGGCACCCGTTGAGCCCGCGTCTCCGGGCAACCCTGGGTTCGCGACGACGCCACCAGGGATACCGACCCCAGCGAGGTCGAAGATCGTCTGGCTGCCCGCTGTGCCCTGCTGAGCGCCGGTAGTCGAGGAGTTGTTGCAGCCTCCGGTGCCGGGCAGGCCGATCTGGTAGGTGTAGGTGACGCCCGGCGACACGGTGTAGGACGGCTCGCATGCGTACTCGCCACCGCCGCCACCGCCGCCGCCCGTGCTGGAGATACCGCCACCGCCGCCGCCGCCCGGGCCGAAGCACTCCACCTGCACCTGGTACGGCGAGCCGTTGTTCAGGTCGGGTGCGGTCCACGATCCGTAGAAGCCAGCGATGTTCGGGAGCGACGCGGTAGGACCGGACAGCTCGTTGCCCACGCTGCTCGCGCCCGGCTGGTAGACCGTGGTCGGCGACAGCACTGTGGTGGTGGTCGGGATCAGGTTGTTCAGCCTGACGAGCGTGCTCTGCGTCTTGGCGAGAGCCGTGCTCTTGACCAGATTCTTCTTCGGGGGAAGCGCGGCCATCAGCTAGTCCGATCCAGGAACCACCGGGGAGCGTACTGAACTCCGAGATTCGGAGCGCCCGATGGCGAGTAGGTCATGAACAGGTTGTCACCGGGCGTGATGTAGAGCGCGCCGCCGCTGATGCTGGTGAACGGCAGGACGCTGACGCTGTGCTGTCGGTCCTGGAAGCTCGCGCCCATGAATCCGAGGTCGCGGTCCGCAGTGGCCTCGTCGTAGAAGTAGTTCACGTACTGCCCGTAGGCAGCCTGACCCGGATCTATGTTCGTAATGATAGTCTGCCCGGTCGTATCAAGGAAAAGCACGTCCATAAACCGGTCGCTCTGATCGGTGTCCTGGATCGACACCGTGAAGTACGACTGGTCGTTGTAGCCCGCGTACTCGTTGATGGGCAGCGTCACCTCGCCGAAGCCGATCAGGCCGTTCACCACATCGGTAGACGGAACGAGCGACCGCGACACCTGCACGCTGGACTGCGGGCCGCCAGGGTACGCGTACTGGTTGATGGTGACGGTGATCTGCCGCGCTGCGGTGCCGTTGGGGTTGTCCCAGGAGTAGTTCGCCAGCATCACCGTGTACGTGCTGTTGAAAGCAGCGTTCATGTTCGGCACGAGTGACGGCATGACGTACTCGGTGTTGTTCGGGATGTCCGTGATCGGGATCGGGCAGATGGGGCACAGGTTCGGCGTAGCGCCCTGCCCCGGCCGGTGCACGATCAGGGAGTTGAACACCTGGAGAGGCGGTTCCCAGGTTAGCCGGACCATACCAGCGCCGCCCGTGCCGCCGATCTCAGGCGTGCTGGACAGGCTGCCGGAGTAGCCGCCCGCACCACCGCCGCCAGGTAGGCCAGCGCCGCCGCCAGGAGCGTTAGCGTTGCCCGCGCCCTGTCCGCCCTTGCCGCCGCCTGCGTACGCGGGACCGCCGAACTGCCACGTGGTCGCCGGGTAGCCAGGGCCGTACGGACCGCCCGCAGCTCCTCCGCCGCCACCGATGGAGACGTTCGTGAAGCCCAGGTTGATGATCCCGAACGGTGCGGACGCGCTCCATGAGGGCGAGCTGGTCATGGTGTTGTTCTCTACCATCTGCGAGGCGTACGTCGCACCCCAGAGGTAAGCCTGGCCGCCCTTGGTCATGGAGTTCCACGGCCCGGTCTGGTCGTTGAAGTTCTGCGTCGCGGTAGTCGCGTTACCGACGAACGACACGGCCATGTCCCCGGCCGCCCGCGGAGTGTAAGTGGCCGCCCCTGATGTCGCCGCCGCTCCGGTGACTCCGCTGACGCCGTTCGCGTCAAGGCCAACCACGTTCGGCAGCCACCACATGTAGACCGTGTACTCCGGCGCGGCCGAGGCGTGGCCCCAGGCGATCGAGCCGGTGGTGCCAGCCGAGACGGCGTGCGTCACCGGAGCCGTGAACGCGAACATCGCGCCCAGGTTGGACGGTAGGGTGAGCGTCTCCTGGAGGGTGTACGTGTTGCCCGCCGCGTCCGACATGGCAGACGGGCCGCCAGTGATGGTCGAGCCCGAGCCGCAGACTCCGAGCACGGCGATCATACCGTTGGCGGACATGTTGGCGAAGCTCGTCCAGGAGGTGGTAGCACCTGGAGTAGTCCCAGCCTTCCAGTCCATGGTGACCATGGCGTCTACCTGGTTGGCGGCCAGCATGGGGACGCACAGCACGGCCCAGTTGCCAGTGGTCAGCGTGGCGCTGAAGGTGTCCCCGGAGTTCGCCGCGCCCGTGCCGCCAGCCTGGTTGAGCATGACGAACGCGTCCATGCGCATCACGCCTGCGGTCACCGTGTTGGTTGAGGCCAGCGGGTACCAGGTGATGTTGCTGTTCGCGACGGTGTAGGCCGAGGTGGAGTCGTTCACCGCGACGGCCACCTGGTAGACGACCGACTCCGTGTCCGTGATGCCGAACTGGCCGCTGGCCGTGGTGCCGTTGCCGTTGTTCTGGTTCAGGTTCGCGGTGTCCGCGCCGGCCAGCATGAATGGAGATGCGAACCAGAGCACGCCGTACTGCTGGGAGGTATTCGAACTGACGGTCAATGTCGTCGAGGTCGTGATCGGGAACTCGATGTTGGCCGTGAACGCGTACACCGCGCACTGCGTGCCCGACGCGCCGGCCTGAGCGGAGTCCACCAGGTCGTAGATGTTGCCCGCGCTGTCCGTGACCTGGATGTCGCCGACGAACGTGCTGGACTCGATCAGCACGAGCGCAGCGCCCAGGGCGCACGAGGACGACGACGCGCTGGTGGTGCCAACGCTGGTGGTGTACGTCGTGCTCGCGAGGGACTGCATGGTGCCGACGCCGCTGACCGCCGGGGACTTCATCCAGGAGCCCTGCGCGGTGTTCAGGTCGAGCGCGCCCATGCCGCCGTTGTTGTGGATAAAGTTCGAGCTGCCCGAGCCGCCCGCCGCGCCCGCCGCCGAGTTGGCCGCAGCCGCGACGCCGCCATTCGCGGACACGATGGTGCCGGTGGTGGGCACGGTGCCGAAGGTGGTAGCGCCGCCGTTGGTCGCGGCGTTGGTGTTGACCGAGTAGGTGAGCTGCACCATGCCGTTAGCGCCGGCAGCGCCGAGGTAGTTCACCTGGGCCGCTGAGCTGGTGGCCTTGGACGCAGCCGTGGTGGTCACCAGAGGGACGCTGGTGTAGCCGCCACCGCCACCGCCGCCCGGTGCCTGCCCGACTACCGGGAAGCCCGGCTCAGGCGCTCCAGCGCCGCCGTTGCCCCCTTGGCCGGTGCCTGTGCCGCCCGTGCCCGCGCCGACCCACTTGCCGCCGATCGAGGACGCGGGACTCGCGCCGCCGACACCGCCCGGACCGAGCAGGCCCGCCGCGCCACCGCCGCCGCCGCCCGCAGGACCCGGAGAGCCGCCGCCGCGCCCGCCCGGCCACACGATGCTGCCGATGGCGTCATGGCCGGGAGCAACCGCGCCGTAGCCGCCGCTGGTACCACCTGTGATACCGCTGGAGCCGCCGAGGGTGGACGTGAACGCCTGGCTGCCGACCGTGGATCCGGGCGGGCCGAACCAAGAGCCCTGACCAGCTCGGGACGCCACCTGGGCAGACGAGGTGCCGGTGTCCGGCTTGCCGCCGTTGCCGCACCAGAGGTTGTAGGTCGTGCCGGGGACGACGGTCTGGAGGATCTGGCTGTAGCCGCCTCCGCCGCCGCCACCGCCACCGGCAGCTCCGGCCGCGCCCGCGCCCCACACCTCGGCGAGTACCTGGGTGACATTGGGCGGGCAGGTCCAGTGGGACAGGCCGGGGTTGGTGAACTGCACCACCGTGTTCGAGATCTGGGCCGGCTGGCCGCCCGCGCCGATCGACCACGGGACCGCGATGCCGGGCATGACGTTCAGGACGGGCTCGCAGGCGTACTCCCCGCCGCCGCCCCCGCCGCCGATGGCCGCGCCCGCGTTCGCGAGAGCCAGCATCTGGGCGGCGTTGAGCACGGTCGGCAGGATGCTGAACTCCTGCATCAGCCCCGCGAAGAAGTTCGAGACGGACTCAGGGTTGTACCCGATGCCGATCTTGTTGGCCTTGCCGAGGCCGAGCGCGCCCGTGAGCGCCGCCGTGGCCACCTGGAGGCCGTTGACGTACAGCCTCACCGTCGCGCCGTCCCATGTGAACGCGCAGTGCGTCCAGCCGGTGGCCGGGATGACCGACGCGGCGCTAGCCGACCCGATCGTGGTGCCATTGCCGACCGCTGCGGTGAGAGTGTATGGCGCGGTGCTGCTGATGTACATGTTCCAGCCGGAGTTGTCACCGCTCGCGCTGTTGGCGTTGGCGATGAGCGACGCGAACGCGCCCTCCGAGACGTTGTTGCAGTTGATCCAGCCCGAGATGGTCATCCGCTTGAGGCCGGAGACCTGGAAGGGGATGTTCACCTCGGACGAGGTGCCGTTGAAGCTCGTCGAGTCGTTGCCCACGACGGCAGAGTTCACCTGGCTGAAGGTGACGGACGTGCCGGTGCCGGGGTGGTTGCCGGAGGACGAGTCGCCGGCGCTCGCGGACAGCTTCCACCACCCGAGCGGCTGGTACAGGGCGATGAAGCCGTCGTAGGACAGGGCCGACCCGCCCGCGCCGCCGCCCGCGAAGCACTCTGCCTGCACCTGGTAGACGCCCGGCGGCGTGACCCAGTTGCCAGTTGCCGGGCTGGTGATCTCCTGCACCATCTGCTGCGCGGCCGGGAGCTGGCACTGCACGTTGATGGGAGCGCGGGCCGAGCCCGGCAGGCCGAACAGGTTGTAGACGGTTCCCCGCGGAGAGATCTGGTTGGCCACCGTCTGCGGGTTGGCGACGAGCTGGTTAAGCCAGCAGTGCATGCGCACGTAGCCGGTAGCGCCGGAGCCCGACCAGTTCGAGACGGACAGGGTGTAGCTCAGCACGGAGTCGTAGCTGAACTTCTGGCTGCCCTGCGGGATCGTGGTGTTGATCTGCGTCCACTTGGGCGTCGTGGGGGTCGTGCCGTACGTGACGCTCTTGGTGGTCGAGCTGAACTTGAGCGTGCGCCCGCTGGTGTCGGTCAGAACCCACGACAGGGTGACGTTCGAGATGAACTTCGGGTCCTTGGGCCACTGCGTGTCGTACGCCTGCCCGAACCACAGGGACAGGGTGCTCAGGCCCACGATCGACTGGGGCGTGGCGAACAGGCCGGTGTAGTTGGCGGCCGGCCACGGCATGTGCATCGGGATTGGCGTGGCGTAGTGCGCGGCGGACGTGCCGGCGACGGCTGCGTACTGGGACTCCAGGTTCCACGTCGAGCCCGGCGCGATGGCCATCACCAGCATGCAGGCTGCGTACGGCGAGCTGCCGGAGTACGAGGACGTGGCGGTCTGGGTGTTGGTGCCGTTGCCTAGATTCCAGAAGCCAGCCACTTCCGCAGAGCCGTTGATGGCGTTACCGACCGACGCGGTGAATCCGGCGGGCGTGCCCGCGACCTTGGTGTTGTTGTTCGAGAACAGGGCGAGGCAGTAGGTGCTGGACTCGGCGCTCTTGTTGGAGGACACTGCGGGCGAGGCGCTGGAGCCGGTTGTGCCGTTGGTGCCGGCCACGTCCACGCTGGCAAGGCCGTTCACTCCCATGACGTTCGCGGCCATGTTCTGGCTGTTGTTCGTCGTGATCGTGAACGAGTCAACGCTGGGCGTCAGGCCGTTCTTGATGGCCGGGGAGGTGAAGACCCACAGGCTGGTGGCCGGGGCGCTGGCATTCTGCTCGGTCTTGGTCAGCGTGTAGGGGTTGTTCCGCGAGTCCACGCAGGTAATCGTCTGCCCCGTGGCGTTCGGGGCGGTGACCGCGACCACAACTCCGTCGCCCTTGGGCACGGGGCCGAGGGTGAGCGGGATGGCGAGGGAGGTAGCGGAGTTCACGGTGCCGGTGGCGACGCGGCGGATGCCCCCGGTGTTCACGGTGTAGTTGTCGAGCGTCACTGCGGTAGCGGGCGTCGCCTTGTTGAGCAGCGGAGCCGCGAACGCCAGATCCTGGATGCCGTCCACGTCGCTGCGCCCGTACGGGAGCGCCTGGATCGTGAGCGTGATCATCGCGATCGGGTAGTTGGCCTTGCCGATGGCTGAGTTGCTCGCGCTGCCACCCTGGCTGTAGTTGAAGCCGTACAGCGGGGTGCTGGGGAGCGCGCGGAAGCAGTCGAAGACCATGGGCAGGCCGCTGTCGGCCGAGGTCCACTTGATCTGCCACGTCTGCTGGTCGATGAGCGCCATCAGGTACTCACGCGCGGCCAGCACCTGGTTCATGCCCCCGGCCACCGTGCCGAAGATGATGATGGGCAGGCTGATGGTGCGGTTGCTGGCGCGGTAGCCGAACGGGCGCTCCCCGTCGAGCAGCATGGAGGCCACGACGTCCTGCGTGGGCTGCGGCGCGTTCAGGTCGTACGATGCCTCGTAGCCGAACGCAGCGGAGTTCATGGACGGCGGCGCGAGGATGCGGTAGGTGGGGCCGACGCCGTTGGAGTCGAGCAGGAACGGGATCTGGGAGGGCACGCCCTGCACGCCGCCCATGACTTCGATCGTGTCGCTGAGCACCAGCGAGTCGCTGTCCTGCGCGATGATCGGGCTGTACTGCCAGGTGACGGTGTTCGTGGTGTTGGTCGGCGTCCACGGGAACGCGGTGTAGGTGAACGCGTAGTTGAAGTTGACGAAGACGTTGTTCTGGTCGATCACCTGGGCCTGGAAGACCGCGAAGGTGTTGGCGGCGGCCGGAGTTCCGGCGGCGGTGACGGTGCAGACAGCGTAGACGGAAGAGGCCGGAGCTGCGGTGGCCCCGGTTGACCAGGTGACCATCGCCCCGGCTGCCATCGAGCCCGAGTTTGCGGTGACGGTGCCGGTCTGCGTGTTCGTCGCCGAGAAGAACGTCAGGGTGAGGTTGATGCCAGCGTTGAACAGCGCGAGGAACTCGGCAACTGCCGTCGCGGTATAGGAAACTCCAGCGGTGACGGGAATCTGCTCACCCTGCATGCCAGGATTCGCATGGACGCCATCGCCCTGAATGCTGAGCCAGTACGGGTAATTACCCGTGCCCGAGTACGCTGCCACCAAGCCTCCAAATGCCTGCCTGGGCCAACCTCAGCGAACTGGGCGCTCCCTTCACGCGCAGCCTACTAGCTCAGCCCGAATGGGTAAAGGTCACCGCTTCGATCGCATGCCAGCGCCCACCCCGCCGTTGATTGCCTTGGCGAGGTTGTAAGGCTGCTGCTGTCCCTGGTTGGCGAGCGTCTGGAGCAGTCCGATAAGCTGCTGTCCCTGCGCCTGCGTCATCGGCTGCATGAAGTTGTCGCCTCCGGTGTTGTGTCCGGGGCTGACCATCTCGGGGCCGTTCTCGGCGAAGCTGTACGGCACGCCGGAGTTGACGCCGAATCCCAGGACGGGCTCCGAGATCGTGCCGCCCGCGCTGAACGGCTTGACCTGCGATGCCTTGCCGATGGCGTTGGCTGCTGCCTGAGCGGGAGCGGCCTTGCCGTTGCTGTTCATAATGGACGTCGCCAGCGCGAGGCCCTCGGGGTGCACGTCGTTGATGCCGTAGCGCTCGACGCCCTTGCCCCACTCGTTCGCAGCCTCCAGAACCGAGGTCGCCCGGTTCATCTCGCTGATGACGCCCCAGTCACCCGACGTCGAGATGAACTTGATGATCATCGGGAGCTGGGTGGACAGGCCGCCCTGGAATGCCGCGTTGGAAATCGTGCCCGCCGGAGTCCAGCCGATCAGACCACGACCGCCTGTGCCCTGTGCCATCGGGTTCCAGGTGGACTCACCCCAGATGGAGGCGATAGCTCCGGCCGCCGCGATCGGCGTCATCTTGGCGTACGACTCCAGGTACTTGAAGATCGCCGCGCCGTTCGCCATCTCGCCAGCACCGGCCGGCCCGAGCGGTCCGCCATCGGGTCCGCCCTCAGCCGACGCCTGAGCTGCCGAGAGAGCAGACGAGGTGACGTTCGAGAACTGGGCGTTGACCGCCTGGGCGAACTGAACGACGTCGTTCTCGACGCCCTTGGTCGCGTTGACGTTGCCCGACGAGATGATGGGCTGCTCTCCGATGAGGCCGCCCGAGGCGAAGCCCGGCACCTTGTAGCCGCCTGCGGCCATGTGGTTAGCCACGGACGCCGCGTGCTGCGGCGGGACGATCAGCTCACCCGGCTTGGCCATGACGTGCACGGAGTCGGTGTTGCTGTGGTTGCCCGAGATCCATGCGCCGGCCGCAGCGTGAATGTCCTGGGAGATGCCGATGGCCGGGTTGGTCTTGGGGTTAGCACCCTTGGGCGTGAGCACGCCACCACCACCGCCGAGCACGATGCCCGCAGCGGAGATCTTGGCCGAGATGGAGCCCGATCCGGACAGGAGTTCCTGCACGGCCACGTTGTAGGGCGAGCCGCCGGCCAGGTTCTTCAGCGATCCCCACAGAGCGTCGGCCGCGCTCTTGTTCAGCCCGAACTGGCGGGCCGTCTTCTCGAATGCGCTCTCGGTCTCGCCCGCCTTGGAGGACAGGGTGTCGAGGTACTGGTTGCGCAGCGTGTTCCACAGGGTGTTGGCCTGCGAGGTGGTGAGGTCGAGGCCCTGCTTGGCGAGGTTGATGAAGCTGGCCTTGGCCGCGTCGCCCTTCTGGGCGATCGTGTCGAGGTACTGAAGACGCAGCTCGCCCCACAGGGCGTTCGCCTGCTGGCTGGTGAGGTGCAGGCCGTTCATGGCGAGGTTGACGAACTGGCCCTTGGTGGTGGTTGCCTTGTTCGCGAGGACGTCGAGGCCCTGCTGCCGCAGCATCCCCCACAGTTCCTGCGCCTTGGTGGTGGAGAGGTGCAGGCCGTTCTCGGCGAAGTTGATGAACGCGGCCTTGGAGTTGTTGGCCTTGCCCGACACCATGTCGAGATCCTGCTGCTTGATGTTGTTCCACAGCGTGGTCACCTGCTGGGAAGTCATCTTCAGCGCGCCGGTCGCGAAGCTCATGAACGCCGAGGCGGCGGCCTTGGCCGCAGCGCCCGCGCGGTTGGAGGCGGCAGCCTGAGCATCGAGCTTGTTCTGGTTGGCGATCAGGTCGGCGTTCAGTACGTTGAGGTTCTGGCTGCTCATGCCGAGGGCGTGCGCCATGCTCAGCGTCATCTGCCGGGCGGTCTCAGCGCCAACGCCGGAGCGCACGAGCGCGTCGTAGTACTGGGTGCCCGTGAGCACCGTGGCCTTGGTGAGCTGCCCGTTGGCGGAGGCCAGAGCGTGCCCGAACGCGGTCATCTTCTGCGCGCCGCCGTCGAGCGCGAACACCAGCTTGTCCTGGGCGGCGATGGCAGTAGCCTGCATGGCCCCGGTCAGCGCGTTGGCCACCGAGACGACGTTCTGGATCGAGCTGGCGAGCGTGCCGTTGACGTGCTGGAGAGTCTGCGCGGCTCCGGCGGCACCGCCCTTGCCAAGCCACTTGGTGAGCTTCTGCCACGTGTTGACCGAGCCGTCCGCACGCTGGGCCAGCGCCACGATGCCCGCCCGGGCCGACTCGTTCGCGCCCGCCATGGGGACGAGCTGCTGGATAACGGCCTTGATGCCCTGGTTGGCCAGGTTCTTCTGCGCCTGCGTCGCGCCGCCCGTGGCCGCGGTGTAGGTGGTAAGCGCGCTGACCTGTGCCTGGGCTCCGCTGAACACCGACTGGAAGTCGCCGCGCAGGGTGAGGCTCTGGGCGTTCAGGCCCGTCATGGAAGCGCCCGCGACCTTGGCGTCCTTGGCGAACGTCTGGATGCCCTGCTCGAACGGGACGAACGCGGCCTCGCCGCCCTCAACGGTGCTGATGTACGTGCCCCACGCGCTGTTGAGGGCCTGGACGTTCTTGAGCTGGCTTGAGGCAGCGAAGTTCATCGCGGCGATGTTGGAGGCAGCCTGCCCCTGGCTATTGCTCATGAAGCCAATAGCCTTGGTGTAGTTGTCGATCTCCTGCACGATCACCGCGAGCTGCTTGGGCGTCGCCGTGTTGACCGTGTTCCACTTGATGCCGAGCGCGGTGGCCACGCTGATCGCGTTGCCCATGCCCCCGGCGGCCTTGGCCACGGCCAGCTCGTTCTGCGCGGCCGGGGTGGCGGCCTTGGCGATGTCCTGGAGGTTGGTGACGTACTCCTGGACCGCCGCCGCCGGGAACGGCTGGTAGACCGGCTGGCTGTTGGGTCCTGCGCCCTTGTTCGCCCCGGTGCCGCTGCCGTACGGCCCGACAGCCCCGCCGCCCTTGACCGGCGTGTACGGCCCGACCGCAGCCGCGCTCGTCTCGGCCTTGGCCAGCTTGTTGTAGGTGTTGGTCAGGTTCTCGATCGCCTGGCCGGTCTTGATGACGGCGTTGGTGGTGTTCGTGAAGATGGTGTTGGGGTTGGAGTTCTGGATCGACTGGACCAGAGCCTGACCCATCTTCTGGATCGCGTCGGTGGTCGAGCGCAGCGCGAAGTACAGCCCGACGCCGATAGCCGCAGCCGCCGCGATTGCCCAGCCTGCAATCGGCACGTCAGCGAGCACGGCCCCGGCGTCGCCGAGGAGCTTGATGCCCATGCCCGCGACCCGGCTGCTGCCGGTGACTTCCGAGATCGCGCCGCCCGCGTTGGAGAGGTCACGGCCCCAGTTGACCGCTGACTTGGCGCTGTTGACGAAGCCGCCGACCAGGTTGCCGAGGCCGGTGCCGAGCATGGCGATCTTGGATCCGCTGCCCTCTACCTTTGCGCCGGTCTCAGCGACGGTGGCACCTGCGGACAGCGCGTTGCGCCCGAAGGTCAGGAAGAGGGTGGACGCGAGGCCGAGGTAGAAGATCGCGCCGTGAACTGCAAGGCCGATCTTGAGGAGCGGCTGGAGGAACTGGAGCACGTCGGCCGCAGCGCCCAGGATGTCCGTGCCGAGGTGCAGCAGGATCGTGGCGTAGCCGGGCACCGACTCGAAGAAGATCGCGAGGATCTTGCCGACGTTCCCGAACGCCTCGCCCAGCTCGTGAAGGTCGTTCGCGCCGCCCTGAATGAACTTCGCGAAGCCGCCTCCGCCGCCCTGAACGAGCTGGTCAATGTGAGCGCCGAGCACATCGAACAGGTGTCCAATGCCCTGAAGCACAGGGGTCAGCTTGCCCGAGCTGGTCTCGATCGCGGTCAGGCCAGCGCCGAAAGCGTCCCAGATCTCCGGCTTGAGCGCCTGCGACAGCTTGGTCAGGCCGGTAGTGAGCCCGTCCATGGGCGTGTTAGTGGCGCTCATGACCGCCTGGACGGTCTTCCACTGCGCGACAACCTGCTTGGCGTCCTGGAAGCTCGCCGCCGCGAAGATGCCCATGGCGATAGCGGCCGGACCCCACACGGCGGCAGTCTCGATGACGGCCTCAGCCAGGATGTGCCAGCCGGACGCCTGCGCGATGACGTTGGGGAAGTGCAGGGCGCTCAGCGCGCCGCCGAACAGCGGGATGTGAACTTGCAGCGCGGAAATCGCCGCGCCCCAGATGCCGTAGCTGCGGCCCATCCGCGTAGTGATCGTGTCGTTGTCGCTCTCCACTGTGGAGAGGTTCATCAGGGCGCGCATGAAGCTGTTGACGCCCGCCGTGGTCGTGGCAAGGCCAGCGCCGCTGGCGAGGTCGATCGTGCCCGTGTTGTGGGTGTCCAGCGTGGACTCGGCGGCCTTGAGCGCGACGATCTTGGCCAGCGCCGGCATGATGTTCAGGTTGACATCGTTGCGCGCGTTCTGTTCCTGGATGAACTGCCCGAGCGAGGCGTTGGCCGTCTTGAGCATCTGCATCTTGCCGAGTGCGGGCAGGATGTTCCAGTTGGGCGAGACCTTCTCGGCGTTCAGTTCCTTGACGAACGCGTCGTAGGTGCCCTGGACCTTGGCGAGCTGGGCAGGATTGAGCTGGAGCCCCACTTCCATATCCTTGCCGGACAGGAACGCCTGGAGCTGCGTCTGCATCTTGCCGAGCGAGGCCGAGTCCAGCCGCGTGCCGACGTCGATTGTGTGGGCCTTGGTGTAGGCCGCGAGCTGCGCCACCATACGGGCGGCCGAAGACTTGTCCAGGTTGACCCCGACATTGATCGGGTTGGCCTTGCTGACCGCCTTGAGCTGCGTGCCGATCTTGGCGACGTCGGCCTTGTTGAGCTGCGCCCCGACATTCACCTCGGGCCGGACGGCGGCGGCGTCCTTGTCTACCGCAGCGCGCAGTTGCGACCCGAACTGGTCAGTCTGGGGAAGGATCGCGATATAGGCTTCGCCGAGTAGCCGTGCCATTACAGGGCCACTCCGTACAGAGCCTCAGTCATGAACGCGTACTCGTGATGGATCTGCTTGGCGGGCTTGGTCAGGAACAGCGTCGGCCCGTAGTTCACGTTCACCCCGCCGTACATATTGCCGGCCTTGTTGTAGCCGAATGCGGCGTTAATCGAGCTGACCAGCGTCAGGCCGGGAAATTCGATCGAGGGGTACGACGTGGACTTAGCCGGGCTCCACGACATGTTCTTGAGATCCTTGCGGGGAGCCATGGCGCGGGCAATCGCGGCAGCCTGGATCCCGAGCCCCTGGATGTAGTGCCCGACGAGCCCGTCCGGGCTGTGAAGCATGTCGTCCAGCTCGGCCTCGTCTATATCCACGCGCACGGCCATGCCCCACCTCCAGTCTACGTACAGCTTATTCGGGTGCTACGCCATGTGCCAGCTACTTGACGCCCTCACCGCGCTTGCCCCGCGGGCCGGCCATGTAGTTGCCTGGGATCTCCTCGTCGTTCTGACGCCAGTCGGCCGTGACGGGGGTGTCGTCCCACTCCTTGCCGGTGGCCTTGTAGAACGCCTTCATCGCTTCCATCGCCTGCGCGGCCGGGTCAACCTTGAGCCCGATCTTCTCGTGCCAGCGCTCGATGATGGTCTCAACCGGATCGTCGGCTTCCTTCTTGTTCCCAGACCAGCGGAACTCGCGGTCCTCGGCCCGGAACTCGTCGGTCTGCCAGGCGATGGCCATGTTCACCGCTTCGCGCGGTGTGAAAGTGTGCAGCCCTCGGCCGTGGGACAGCAGGAGCCGCCCGTCGATCAGGGTGTAATAAGCGAGGAGCCACCTCAGGAGGTTTCTGGCTGCTCGGTAGGGACCGCCGCGATCACCTCGGCCGCCGCCTCCTGGAACTTCAGGAAGTCCGGCCCCTTGGCCTTGGACGCCTTGGCGTGCACGCGGAACTCGTCCCACTCATCGGGGTGCACGATGTCCTTGAGCATGTAGAACAGCGCGGCGAGCTGGGGGCCGTTCTGCGGGTCGGCCGAGTCGTTCGCGGCAGCCCACTCCATGAGGGGCATGAGACCCTGCTCGGTGTCCACCTTGAACAGCTTGCCGCACAGCGGGGCCTTGGTGCCGTCGTTGGTCTCGACAGCGCGATCGTCCTCGGGGACGCGGGCGTCCTGATCCTGCACCGCGAGCTGCATGGTGGACTCGCTGACGCGAGGCTTGCGCGCGGCAGGCTGACGCTTGGTGGGGGTTTCCGTGGAAGCCACTTGTCATGCTCCGATCATCTGGTAGGCTAGCGCTCGTTGGTGACGCCGCCGGCCCAGATGACCGGCACGAAAGCCCCTCGACGACCAATCGAGGGGCTTTCGCCATTGATCAGGTACCGACGATACCGACAGCCGGGTAGCGGGCAACCTGAGTCGCCGCGTTCCACGTGCTCTTGAACGTCACGGCCGAGGCCACGCCGCCAGCGGTGCTGAAGTCGGGGAGGATGGCTCCGAAGAAGTACTGGCCCGGAGACGCACCCTGCACGCCAAGCAGCGACGGGTACAGGTAGAAGTTTCGGCTCAGGCCGTCAACCGACGCGGTGTACGTCTGCGCGGTCGCGGTGTCGAAGAAGCCGGTGAAGTCGCCGGACGCGTCAGGAAGACCCGCCACCCAGACGAGGTTGGTGTCACCGAGCGCGGTCACATCGACCTTGGCGACGGTGAAGTTGATGGTCCAGTCGCTAACGAACGCCAGCGGGGACGCCACCGCAGTACCAGAGGCAGCTCCACCTCCAGGGCCGGTTGCAGCGAGGTAGACCATGCCGTTACGGCCATGGATACGCGACACGGACAGTCACCCTTTCCGGGGTTCGTTCCTGTGCCGGCTCCGTGCACTGTGCGCACGACCACGACGGGGGTCCTATGCCCAGTGTAGGGAGTGCTACCTCAAGGGGAAAGAGGCTTGTCCAGAACATGATGCTGGCAATCACACCATGTGTAGCCGGGGCAGTACTCCGGCCCGTGAAGCTGGGTGACGTGGTAGAGCAGTCCCCGATTGACTTCCTGCTTCTGGTGAGCGTCCTTGGCGGCGACCAGAAGCTGGCCAACCCCGCCCGCCTGCTCGATCTCATGGCGGACAACGCGCTCGCATTCGGTGATCAGCTCACCGGACGAGTGAGGAAAGCCCTCGGTGGTGCACACGCCGACCCGCCACATCACGGCGGCCTTACGGCAGGGCAGGCAGATCACAGTACTCCGGCCTCTTCCATCCACTTGCAGGCGTTGCGCGCCGAGGAGCTGAACGTGCGGTCGTAAATGCGGTCGCGGGCCATGCCCGCCCACTTCGTCCGCAGCTCGTCGTGCGCCACCCACCACTTGATCTTCTCGGCCGCGTCACCAGGGCCGGAGAACGTGGGTAGCACATCAGGTATACCAAGCGCCGGGTTGCCGCCGAACACCTCGTCGGACTCGGGGCGCGAGTCGCGCAGGAAGAACAGGCCGCAGGCGGCCATTTCAACTTCACGCGGTCCCATCGCCCAGCCCTCGCCGACGTGCTCGGCCTCGCCCTCGCGCCGGTAGAAGTTGATCCCGGTCTTGCTGATGCGATAGATGCGCGCCGTCTCGGAGTTGTCCACGCAGGTGTCGGGCTCGTGCCGGAGGAACTTGAGGATGTCGGCGTACTCGGGCAGCACGTGGTCCCAGCCGTTGCCGCCGAAGGACACCTCCAGGCCGGTGAAGTCCATTTCGTGGAAGAACTTCTGCCGCGAGTTGAATGCCGTGCCGATGAACGTGAAGTCGGATTCCTTCTTGAGGCCGAGCGCATCCGGATAGTGGACGTCCGGGTCGTAAGAATGCGGCGCGTACTTCACCGGGATGTCCAGGTCGCGCCACGCCTGTATATTCGCCGGGTCGTTGAGCAGGTTGAGGTCGGCGAACTGCCCGCGGACCATCTGCTCGTCATCCTGGTACGGGCTCTCGGTGTGCAGCATAACGATCTTGTGGTTGCGCTCTCGCAGCACCTGGAGCGTCGCCGCATTCTGGAAGAACCCGCTGATGAAGAAGATGACATCGGGCCAGAACAGGTAGCAGGTCTCCATCAGGCCGGCCGTGGCGTGCTGGGTGACGTGCAGCGGGTCGGGCATTGCCTGCTTGGTCTCGATCCGGCCGTGCGAGCAGGGCTTGGGATCGTTCGTCGGCATCAGCGCGTTGCCATAGAACGTGAGCCGCTCGTTGGTGTTGTACACCATCACCTGGTGGCCGAGCTTCTTGAACGCCTTGTACCAGCCGTTGTGCACGTCGGCGACGGAGAAGTCAGGCCCCGGATGGACTAGGAGAATCCTCGCCATCGAAATCACCCTTATCGAAATAGCCGGTGAACTCACCGGACGCGTCCTTGAGTCCCGCGAGCATGCCTGATGAGTACTTGATGTCGGAGAAGTCCATGTTCAGGCCCGAGACTTCGATCTCAGTCTTCTCGCCGGGGATTATGAGCCCGAGGCATGTTTCCCTCTCCGGGCCGTAGAAGAGGATCTTCGCGTTCTTGTTGTGGATGCGGCTCATCGCCAGGTGCCATCCCTGTTGATCTTGGGGTAGCCGGTGCCCCGGATGGTGATCTCCGGGTAGCTCGAAACCCAGGCGAGATTGGCGTCGCCGATGGACGAGACATCCACGCGGGGGACGCGGTAGTCGATGTTGAAATCGACGAGTTCGAGTTCCACTTCCTCACCCGGCGTCTTGATCTCCAGGCCGAGGCAGGTCGTGCGCACCCTTTCCGGGCCGGTCAGGATGACCTTGGCGTGTGCTGGGTAGTCCATCACTGCGTGCTCACCGTCACTGAGATCCGTGCCCCGAAATAGGGCGTGCCGTTGTAATCTACCGGACCGTAACTGATGACGTTGTTGCACTCGGCGTAGTCCACAGAGCCGCCGAGGGTGGGGTCCTGCGCGATGGCGAACGCCACGGAGACCGTCTGGTTGCCGGTGTCGGGGTCCATAGTGTTCTCGAACCCCAGCCACTGGTCGAGCATCTGCTGCACGCGGTCGGTGGTGGAGGCGTGCGCCACGATGATCAGGATGTCCAGGTTGAACTCAGCCGGGGAGAACGGTACTCCCTGGTCAGTGACCAGGCCCTCACCCAGGCAGATGCCGAACTTGGCCACGTTGGACCGTGACGGCAGGATGAGAGCGCACGGCGGCGTTATCTGGTCGAGCGGCTGCGCGACGCAGTTGAGCTGGGGGACCGCGTTAGCGGTAATAGACGCTGCCAGGGCGTCGCGCACTGCACCAAGACTAGCCACGTGACAACGATATCAGTAAGCTGCCGGGCATGAGCGCAGAAAAGCACAGTGCGGACAAGCTACCCCCCGAAGTTCAGCTACGGCTCGTGAAGAACAGGGCGGCCGAGCAGGACAGGTACCTTACCCTCGCCCGCATCGCGGACGCCCTGGAGGAGATCAACAAGACGCTGCAAGCCCCACCGCCGAAGCGTAACGAGCCAGTGCAGTTCACTCTTCGGGAGCTTCTACGGTCGTGGGCACGCCAGCTACTTCAGTGAACCGGATCGACCACGCTTCCTCGACGTTCTCGGCCTGATCGACCAGCTCGCCGTAGCTGACCATCGTGCCGTCCCCGAGGGCGTACGCCGCGTGGTCGCCGAACTGGTTCTCGAAGCCGAGGATGCGCGGGCCGGCCACAGCTCCGGCGATCGGCACGTCGATCTCCACCTCGGGCCACGGCTGGAGGGCGTACAGCATGAAGAGAACTCCGCCGATGGTCGGCCGCCTGCCGGCCCGCCCGGTCCAGTAGGCGATGTCCTCGTCGGGCAGCCGCCACTTGGTCTGGTGGTGCAGGGCGTTGGCCACGGCGGTCATGATGCAGGTGCCGGACCACTCGTTGTTGCCGTGGTGCCAGTAGCCGTTGCCGTCGAACGTCACCGTCCGCATGACGCCGAGGTAGGGCGCGGTGCGGGCCTTGGGCTTGGCTGCGGGTGCCTTGGTGGACTTACCGCCCGACGCCTTGACCGCTGGCTTGGCCGCTGCCGCCTTTTTCGCCTTGGCCTTGGCTACCTTGGACGTGCCCTTGACCGCCTTGGCCGCCCTGAGCCCGGCTGCCGCCGCCTGAGCGTTGATCGCGGCCCCAGCCCCGCCCTTGGATGGCCTGCCGCGCTTCTTGCCGGTGGACTTGCCCGCCTTGGCGGCCCGGGCCGCAGCCGCGAATATCGCCTGCTCGTAGGAGGTGGCCTGAGCTGTGTCCATGGTGCGCATGACGGCACGGTGCGCGTAGCCCTTGACGCCGCCCTGGATGTACTGCTTCCGGCCGGCGATCGTGGCGTGGTTGAACATGTCCTGCTCGATCCGCGTCCGGAGCGCGGTGTTCTGGTGGCCGAGCTGGGACTGCCGGAAGCTCTGCTTGGCGGCGTACGCGGCGATGGCCGCAGTCCGGGCGTGGCTAGTGGCTATGTTCGCCTTCTTTATCGTGCTGTACGCCGACTGTAGCCGTCCCTTTCGGAACCGCTGGGCGGCAGCGGCGAGGGCTGCGGCGCGAGCTGTGGCGTTGTACGCCTTGTTGTACGCTTTCCACTGCGCCGAGGTGAGCACGAGCCCCTTGGGCTTCGCCTTGACCTTGGTCGCGACCTTGGCCTTGGGAGCTACCTTCGCCTTGACCGGGGCCTTAGCCTTGGCTGCCATCGGGCGTGTCCGTTACGTGGGCGAAGCCGAACTTCTGCTTGCCGAACATGTCTTCCATGTCGCTGCGGCGCTCGACCTGGGAGCAGACGGTGCTGTGCGGGTCGTGGCCTAGCTGCTCGACCTCTTCACGCTGGTCGTCACTGCTCACCATCTTCACGTGCAGGAGACTCGCCTCGAAGCCCACTACCCGTCCCAGGATCTCGACTATCACCCTCATGACCGTCCCTCTCGACGAGCTTGTTCACTGCCGTCACGAGGTCCGTGAGGCCGCCAGGCGTCTCTGTGTTCAGCCTATCCGCGATCTTCCGCTGTGTCTCTCGGCTGCGTCGCCACGGTAGCACACCGACCAGCCAGCCGAGTATGCCGAGCACGCACCAGCCGACGACGGCTTTCCAGAGCGCGCCCTGGTCTTCCAGCCAGAAGTAGATGGCGTGCCAGTGCATCAGGAGTCGTCGGCCTGCATCTTGAGCACCGACTGGCCGTCCTCGTGCTCGACCACAAGCTGGGTGTCGCCACCGGGGGTCAGGGCAGCGTGGATCTCGCGCAGCATCTGGAAGTCCTCAGCCCTGTTCTGGAGCATCTCGTGCGTCTCGGAATGCGCTGCCTGGAGTTCCTTCATCTCGGCGCGAATGACCTTGGCGTCTCGCATGGACTGGGCCATGAAAGCGATGCCGACGATCATCTCCACCATGACCGCAAGGTCGGACCACAGCAGATTCCAGCCGACGAGGCCACCGGGGAACAGGTGCGGGTTAGTCCACCAGACAATGGTGAGCACCTGGAGCGCGATGAAGACGATCCACTTGCGGTAGATGCCCATGATGCGCCAGGTGACGCGCTCGCCGAGGTTGATCATGTCCCCGGTCTGCGGGTGCGGCTTGGGCTGGTTGAGGCCCTTGTAGATCGTCTTGCAGTTCGTCCACGGATTGAACGTTCCGCGGTGACCCTTTGTCTCGGTCAGAATTGCCTTGCGCTGAGCCTCCAGCGTGCGGCGCTCGACTTCCGAGTTGCCATTAGGACTAGGCATGCGGCCTCCCCTGGTACCTACCGTCTGCGCACTGTCGAATGTCTGCTAGATGAGCCCCGACATAGATCCACTCGTCTCGATGCGTATCTAGTTTGAACTTGAGTCGGTCGTTCTCATCCTTATTCGAGCGATTGCTAGCGCCCAGCCAGTAACCGGCGAAGACTTCCCAACTCCACTCGTCCTGCATCAAACGCCTACCTTTCGACGGGTGTTGATGTACGGCCGAAGAAGTTCCACCACCCACGGGTTAGATTGGACCTTGACGATGCCGAGGTCTCCGATGCCCGCCACGCCCCACGGCGCGTCCTTGCTCTTGAACATGTCCACCGCGAGCATCATGGCCGCGTTCTGGACATTCGGCGGGACGAAATTCCAGCCCCACGTACCCTGAATCTGGATCCGGTCCTCGAACGTGAACGGCCAGATGAACGGCAGCCACTGACCAGGGCCTCCGGCGGCGTTGTTGAGGCCGGTGAGCACCTGGAGCTGCCGGTACGGACGGGGAACTCCCGCCGCGTTGACATTCCAGTTGTCGCGCCGCGACTCGGTGCCCAGCTTGAGGGTGTAGGTCGGGTTCGCGCCAGGAGAGCCGGCGAACGAGGGAGCGCCCCAGTTGGTCGAGAAGACTCCCGTGCCCTGGTAGTCGATCTTTACCACTGTGTTCGAAACGATGCTGGGCGTGCTCACCAGGGCGTCGATCGGCAGCGTGTAGATGTTGTCGTTCATGAACGTGCGCGTCTCGGCGATCTGGTAGAAGTGCTCGCCGCAGTACTCGTTGATCCAGTTGGTGACGCACTGGATGGCGAGCTGGATCTCGAAGTCGTTCGCGGTGTCGGAGTTCGGGATCGACAGGCGCGACTTGAGTTCTTCCTTGCCCACGTACCAGTACTGCATGCCGAGGCCGACCTGGGTCAGCGCGACGATGCGGAAGGTGCCGGGCGTGGTCTGCTGGACGCTGTTGCCCGAGCCGATCCACACGAACGTCCACAGCCCGGCCGAGGTGAGGCCGTCGAGCGTCAGGCTGTAGTTGCCGGTGCCCGTGCGGGTGACGACGTTGAGGCCGGAGCCCGCCGCGTAGGTGTACGTGGTGACGTTGCCCAGCGGGTCGGTGACCACGCAGGAGATCGCAGTCGGGTCGGCCGCGACGCCCGTGAGGTAGTTGATGAACTGCACGGGGATGACCGCAGCCGCGTCCACGGCGTTGTCGTAGTAGACGGTGGCGCTCATAGCGTGATCCAGGTGATCGAGCCGTAGATGGCAGTGTTCTGTAGACCCGAGAACACCACGTCGATGCGGTAGAAGGTGTTCGTCTCGGCCGTCAGGTCAGCGCGCGGGATCGCCACGGTGCACAGCCCGCCCGAGGGGCTGGTGATCGTGATCGCTGGGCTGCCGCCAGCAGACGAGAGCAGCGTGGCTCCCCCGTCCGGGGTTCCGGCAGCGGTCTTGAGGTACATGTTGATCGTCGCGCCGGTCAGGTTCAGCGGGGAGCCGCTAGACGTGATGGCGACGTTGACCGTCTCGTCGTTGTTTTCGGCGAGGGTCAGGGCAATTTGCTGCATTGTCCATCCCGTCAAAGATCCGTCAATCGTGGCTACTCCTACAGTACCTCCGTAGGTGTTCGCCTGCGAGGAGCACGATCCACCGAGGTTCGGAAGCGTGATCGAACCGTCGATGGTCGCCGGAGTGACCCCGCCGCCGTAGTTCAGCAGCGTGAGGGTGCCGCCGTAGGTGTTGGCCACCGTTACGGCCGAGCCGTCGATGGTGACCGGCGTGATGGTGCCGTTGTAGGTCACAGGCACAGCGCCGCCGCCGTAGTTCAGCAGCGTGAGCGTGCCGCCGTAGGTGCTGGCCACCGTGGCGGCGGTGCCGTCGATCGTCACCGGAGTGCACACGGCGTCGTAGGTCAGGGGCGTGATGCCGCCGCCGTAGGTGCTGGCAACCGTGGCTGCCGTGCCGTCGTAGGTGACCGGCGTGATGGTGCCGCCGTACGGGAACTGCCCCACCGCGCTGCCGCCCAGGGCCAGGGGACTCCGCGGCGGGAGGACGAACGTGGGGTTGTAGGCAGAACCTACAGCAGAAGCTACACCTGCACCCACGACTGTAGCTATCGAGGGCGTCTGGGAAGTTCCTGTGGCGAGCGCGGCAGTCGGCTTGGGTCCGACGCCCATAGTGGTACCAAAAGCGGTACCAGTGGCCGTGGCCGCCGTGGGCTTGCCGGTGATGCCGGTGCCGGCGTTCGAGGCCGCTCCGGTGGCCTGGGCCACGCCTGCGGTGACGACGAGGTTGGTCTTGGGATTGAACGCAGCACCCGTAGCCTGTGCTACAGCGGGTGTTACACCGAGCGTCTGTGTGGCGTTGAACGCAGCACCGGAGGCGGTGGCCGCAGTCGGGGTAGGACCGACACCCGGCGTCGGGTTGAACGCAGCGCCCGTGGCCGAGGCGAGCCCGGCGTTGCCGGTGCCACCGCTTGAGGTGCTGGCCGAGGCGTTGAACGCCGTGCCCGTGGCCGTAGCAACCGTGGGGGTCGGGCCGACGCCGGGGGTGGGGTTCGAGGCCGCACCGGTAGCCTGCGCCACGCCTGCGGGGAAGGTGATGTTGGTGCTCGGGTTGAACGCGGCACCCGTGGCGAGCGCGGCAGTCGGCTTGGGACCGACACCCGGAGTGACATTGTTGGCCGCACCGGTAGCCTGCGCTACTCCAGCGGGGAAGGTGAGGTTCGTGCTCGGGTTGCTTGCGGCACCAGTAGCCTGCGCTACTCCGGCCGTGACCGTGAGGTTGACCGTGGCGTTGTTCGCAGCGCCCGTGGCCAGCGCGACGCCAGCAGGAACTCCCAGGACGACGGCAGGGTTGGACGCAGCGCCGGTAGCCTGGGCGACTCCGGCAACGACGACGAGGTTGACTGTGGCGTTGTTCGCAACGCCGGTAGCGGCGGCCTGCGGCGGCTTGGGGCCGACTCCGGGCAGCACGTTGAACGCAGCAGCGGTGGCCGAGGCCAGACCAGCGCTAGCGGTAACTCCTGTGGATCCACCCGTGGCGTTGAACGCGGCACCCGTTGCAGTGGCAGCGGTCGGCGTGGGTCCGACACCCGGTGGAGGCGCGTTGGCTGCGCCCGTGCCCGATGCCAGTCCGGCAGGGAAGGTGATGTTGGTGGCTGGGTTCAGGGCTGCGCCCGTGCTCAGCGCTGCGGCCGGTACAGGCTTGATGGTGAGGGTCGGGCCGAGACCGACACCGGTAGCCAAGGCGACACCCGCAGGTATAGTCAGCGCTACGGCAGGGTTGAACGCAACTCCGGTGGCCGAGGCGAGCCCGGCATTCGCGGTAAGGGTGACCGGCCCCTGAGAGGTGTTGATCGCGAAGATCGTCGTGGTGCCGGTCGGGTCGGAGCCGAAGTCACCACAGAAGATCGAGAGTGGCAGCGCCTTGAAGTTAGTGCCCGTGAACGTAGTGTCCGGGGTGTTGAACTGGTTAGTCCACGTGCCGGGCGAGCCCGAGGAGTCAGGCGCGGTGTCGAAGAACAAGGTTCCGCCGGCCTCGTGAACTCGCCACCAGGCCATAGTGGACGGAACGTAGGTGGTGTTGGAGATCGCCGTCTGCACCCCGGCGATGATCTTGGTGACGTTGAAGTTCGTCCCGCTGAGCCCGAAGAAGAAGCCGGTGGTGCTGGTGCCGAACGACACGCTAGTCTGCACGCTGGTGTTCTGGTACGGCGCGATCTTGAGGTAGAAGTACGACTTGGTGAGGTCGTAGATGTTGGGGGTGTTCAGCGCCGAGCTGTAGCTGGTGTCTACCTGAATGGTGATCTGGCCGGACGAGTAGACGATCGTGCCGATCGACGTGCCCCACAGCGTCGAGAGGTCGTTGGAGGCCCAGTTGTCTTGCAGCGAGCCGTACTTGGCACGGTAAAGTATGTGCGGCGCTATCGGTTGGCCGCGGCCGAGAATTGGCACCTAGATCACCACACCGAGCTGCGGGCTACTGCCTGCCCGATAGTGGTGGACTTCCCGGTCGAGGTGTCCTCCAGCGGAGGAGTGCCGACACCGTATGGCGGGACGAGAGGCTGAACATACACCGCACCGATCGCGTAGGTCGAGCTGGCGATGGACGAGGTGAAGTTGATGGTGCCGCCCGAGCCAACTCCGGCTGCGGTACTGCCGACAAGCGATCCGCAAAGGCCCGCGCTTCCGTTGTTGGAGAGGAACTTCTGCGATCCGCCGCTCTGGCTCGTGATGGTGCTGGCACCACAGGCGATAGCGCAGAGCACGTTGCCGCCTACATTGGTCGCCGGGCTGAGCGCAGGGTTAGCTGCACTGCCCCAGCCGGTGCCGTTCGACAAGACGGCTGGCTGGAAGCTCCCGAACGCCGTGGCGACCGCTTGGCCCGCGCCTGTCCAGCTAACAGACGCGCCCACGCAGACATCAGTCGTGCCGGAGAACGTAAACGAGACGGTCTTCGCACCGGACGCCTGATTGGCGATGCCGAAGAAGTACAGGTAGCCGTTGCCTGGCACATTACCGTCAGACGGGATAGCGCCGAGCAGTGTCATACTCACGCCGTTATACGTGCAGGCTACGGTGGTGCTGGATGTCGCCTCGTCGAGGCAGACAACAGCAACTACCGCCAGGTTAGAACCGACTCCGGTATGCGTCCAGGTGTGCGGTGACGTGGTACCCGACGTGGGGGTGGCAGACGATACGGCGTCGAATGCGACGGCCATAGGTCACCCCTTACTCGCGCCAGATGAGATAACAAAGAAGCGTGACCGCAGTGGTCGGGACGTTGAGCACAATCTGGCAGAACTCCTGCGTTCCCGATAGACCGACAACAGGCTCGCGGCCGAGCGGAAACTGCTTGATGTAGGTGTTGGTCGTCAGGAGCTGCGAGTCGTAGACCATGCCGGACGTGCCAGCGGGTGCTACCGTCGTGCCAGCGCTGTTCCAGGCCGAGGTTGCGACGGCGCTGGGAGCCAGCGAGGCAGGAGCGCTGATGTTGCTGTAGGGCAGGATGGTGCCCGCTGTGCCCAGGGTGGCGGCGGTGGGCGTCTGCCGTAGCAGGAGGTTCGCCCCGGCCGGCGCACCAGTCATGGACACGCCGTACTCGACGATGCTGAACTGCCGCGTGCCAGAAGCCGGAGTGGCGAGCTGGAGCATAACGCTTGCGGAACCTGCCGTACCCGAAGAAATGGGTGTGGGAACAGCCGTGGAAGGGGCAGCAAAGTTGCCCATGAAGTAGAGGTTTTCAGACATGCGTCACCTCACGTGCACGTAATGGCGAAGATTCCGGACGCATTCCAGTTGATCGTGAACGTCCCGGCTCCTGCGAACGAGGCCGCGCCGCCAAAGTAGTTCCAGCAGTAGACGTACTTGGCTGCCGCGATCGTGTTGTCGTAGACCAGGCCGCCGTACGAGGTGATGCCACCGGAGGTGATAGTCCAGGCCGGAGCGCCCGTGCTGGTGAACGTGACGACGTTACCGGAGAACGTTTCGGTCTTAGCTCCGGACGGCGCGGTGATCGCTAGACCGCCAGCCGTGTAGCCAGCAGCAGTGATCTCGTTGGCCGTGACCCACTGGCCGCCTGCGGCTAGATACACGTTGTGCGCGAGCGTGTCGGACGAGGCCGTGGCCGAGGTCGGGCTACCGTTGTACAGCGCGACGTTCACCGTGTCGCCGTGGAACGACGTGGTTCCTGATGCGGTGTAGAACGGGACCTGTGCGCCCGAGGTGTTCGCGTTTCCGTTGACGATCGACAGCATCGCCGCCGTCGAAATGTTGGAAGTACCCGAAGATGACCAAGACATCAGGTCCCCCTGATCGTGAGGAAGAACTCCCCGTTGGCGTTGGCCGAACCGCCAGCACCGTTTACGTTGACGAACCTGGCTGCCACTAGGGTCATTTCGCCGTAGCCGCCCACAGCCCCGAACGTACCGAGAGCCACGCTGCGGCCATCGATCGGGTTAACCCCGTCGTTGGTCCAGGCTTCGTGAATGTAGATCGACGTGAGCGGCGAGCTGAGCGGGCCGTAGTTTGCCAGCGCTGTGACCCTGGTAACTCCGGTCGTGTCGAACCACGGAGTCTTGAAGTTGCCCGAAGAATCCAGAGTGACTAGGCCCTCGAACAGGATGTCCTTGCGGGCGGGCGCGGGGAAGCCGGGAACTGAGCTGCTGATGCTGAAATCTGACATTACTGATCGTGCCCCTTACCGGTCGCCATGGCGACACCTGCTTGAACTACCAGGTCAGTCCACTCGACCGGCTTCTCTTCGGTCTCAGACTCACGCTGCTCGCGCTTCCTGCGCGACGCCCGGCCCATCAGGTCAGCCTCATTCGAGCGACGGGCGCGTTGACGTTGAGATCAGTGCCGTCGTCACGGGTAGTGCGGACGAGCATGTAGACCTTGCCGTCATCCCCGGTGGCCTGGGTGTCCTTGCACAGGTAGTCCTCGCGCTCGACCGCTTCGACCTTGGCCTTGACTCCGGCGCGGACGAGGGGAGCGCTCAGCGAGTGCAGGCGCGGGCAATTGTGGTACTGCGAGCTGTTCGGAGGCATGGCGGGAGTCCGGTCGGTAGTCCCACAGTTGGGGCAGTACCAATCCTGAACTGGAACGTGCAGCAGTACGGGCTCGGACCTCATACCACCAGAGTAGTTACCTGCCCGCTCGGCGCATAGCGTCCATGGCCGCAACATCTCCCATGCCGGCGGGGACGAGCTTGGTGCCGCCGCCCTTGTCCATGGCTTCCGCGAGGCCGTTGATGTGGTTGGCCCAGTTGCGCAGATCCTCCGGGCTCATCACCACGGTCAGCGTCGTCGAGGGAGTCCGGATCGTCAGCACGCCCATCTGGCCCGACTCGGGGTGCTGGATGATGCCGGTGTCGATGCGCGCCGGGCCGCCGCCGACGAGCGGGTTGTTGGTGTCCAGAAACTGCATGTTGTTCTGCTGGGGCATAGTCATGGTGACCAGACTAGTCCCTCATTTGTCTTACGTTGTCCGCACAAGATATCCTCGGGCTTGTGAGCTGGAGTTTAGCGTGACAGCCAGGGGTGTCCCCCTTATAGCCAGCCGGTGCGATAAACCGATGGCTCGCGGCGGCGTTTGTGGTATGCCGCCAAATCACCGTGGTAGGTGTCGCACACCTGAGGCTGTCCAGAAGGCGTACGCGCGCAACGTGGCCAATCGCAAGCGCGAGGCACTCAAGAGGCACCTCTGGCTCAACGCCTACAAGCTGGAGAAGGGCTGCATCGACTGCGGCTACAACGCGCACGCCGTGGCACTCGACTTCGACCACAGAGACCCTGAACTCAAGCTCTCCGGCATCGCCGAGATGCTGAGCAGTCCGTGGGCCGCAGTGCTCGCCGAGCTGGACAAGTGCGACGTCCGATGCGCCTGCTGCCACCGTGTCCGGACACACCGAAAGCCCGATACCCTCGACGGTACCGGGCTTTCCGCGTAGATTACAGGACCACCCCCCAGGACGCCGCTCGCAGCTCGTTCATTGCGACCACCTCCCAAGTTCGGGTCTATGAGCTACAGCCTAACCTCCGTGCGCCACATCCGGCGGGCTTGACCCTGGACGGCATCTATGGTCGTCTCCGGGTAGGGGCGCGTCACCATCGTGAGCTGCGCCGAGATACTCGCCTGAATGGACGTATGGCACGTCTCAGTGACGAGCTGGCTAAAGGCCACGCACTCGTCGTCAGTCAGGGCCACGCTCTCGAAGTCGTGGGTAAACGCTCTCACATCTTCACAGTACGAGGCCGGGCGATGGGACGCCAGCCTGTAGACCGGGGGATTCTCGGGGCGTTCTTGATGCGCTCGTCCAGGTTGTAGATGCCCAGCGGCGTTACGTAGCCCTGCCACACCCCGGCGAACAACTGGCAGCCCTGGTCGAAGTACGCCTGATCGACAAGCTGGGAGCAGATCATGTGGCCGGAGTCACCGATGTAGTGCTGGAGGCCCGGCACCGGGATGTGCAGCCGGTGAGCCGCGATGGCGTCGTAGTCCAGGAAGCTGTACTTGGTCCCGACGTACTTCTGCGCGCCGGTCCAAATGCTCTGGAGCTGAACTTCCGTGTACTGGGCCGCGATGTTCGTGCACCAGTAGATCTTGCTGTACTCGCTGACGTTCCCGAGCCGCGCGCCGCCGGGCTCCGCTTCCAGGATCTTCCCGTTCGGCCCGAGCAGGAACGCGTGCTCGAAGTCCTTGAAGCCCTGCCCGTTGAGGAACTGGCCGAACTTGATGAGCTTGCCCACGTCACCCGAGATGGTGGTGAGCCCGATAGTCCCGACGAGGGGGAGCGTGGCGTCCGTTGTCATGCGGTCAGTCTAGTCGAACACAGACCTCATCGGAGGCTTGGGGAACTGTTCGTAATCGAAGGGAGCATTGAGGTTGCCGGACGGCCAGATCACGCAGTCGAGCCCCGCTCCGCGGCACAGCTTGAGGCAGCCGTCGCAGGGCTTCTCGGTGACCACCATCACCATGCCCCGCGCCTTGGGGCCGGCCCGCAGCAGGGCGTTGGCCTCAGCGTGGATGGCGATGCAGGAGCCAGGGCCGGTGTCGTAGCTGGAGCCGGGCTCGACAGAGCCCTCGCACGGCCACCGGTTGCCGCAGATGCAGTCGCCCATGCCGCGCTTCTTGCCGATGTCCTCAGGGTTGCGCGTGCTGTGGACGATCGTGCCCCTGATTTCGTAGTGCTGGCCGCGCGGGCACGCTCCGTCGCTCAGGCACCCTGGCATCCCGCGCGGCGCTCCGTTGTACCCCGAGGACACCTGGTAGCCGCTGTCGGGCTCGAAGACGATCGCGCCGACCCTGCGCCGGGTGCAGTCAGCCCGCATCTCGGCCAGTACGCGCGCCATCTCCAGGTAGGTGTCGCGCCAGCTTGCCCTCACGGCTTCATCCACGCTCCAGACTTGGTGTCGTCCCAGTCGTCCACGATCGGGATCCACGGCGGCGGGTCGTCCATCTGCCACTTGCTGCCCGCTAGAATCGCGCCGTGCTTCATGGCCTGCATGACGGTCTTCTCCAGCTCGGCCTGCTTGTCCGGGTCGCGGAACGGGCGGTACATCCACACGATGTCGGCCTGCCGGTAGAAGGTGTTGCAGCCACCCCACAGGGCGCTCTCGACGATCACGGCGTCGGGGAACTTGGTGTCGGCCTGCTCTCCCATCGACGAGTCGATCTCGATGCCCCACGGCGTGAGCCCGTAGATCTGCTGCGCGAGCGACATCTTGGTGCCGCTGCCGCAGCCGACGTCCAGGAAGATCGGGCCGCCTGTCTCTGCCACCACATCGAACATGATGGCAATGAACTCCGCCGGCTGGAATGGCATGAACGGCAGGCACTCAGCGTCGCCGCGCCGGTTACCGTGCATGAGGAGACGGTGCTCCTCGTCCATGACGCCCCGGATGATGCGCTGGATGTTGCCGGCCTGCGTCTCCTGGCCGATCAGCTCTGGAATCATTGGTCCTTCACCGCGTCCTCATAGCCTCGGGAGTACACGCTGCTCAGTACAGCGCGTATCTCCGCTTTGGTCATTGGCTTGGTGACGGCTACGAGGTGCTGTGTGGCCTCGTCCACGCTCATCCAGTCCGATTCGAACTCTTCGTCTTCCATTACTCGTGCAGGTCGTCCTCGTCCTCGATCGCGTCTGCACGCAGCGGCCACGTCGGCGGAACCGGAAGCGGAGCCTCGTTGATGTAGTCAGTCGGCTTGTCGCCTCCGCGGATCTCCGGCTCGGCGTTGGACTCGTCTACTGCCTTGTTATCGCACATGGTGCGCACACTACCTCTCTATTCGCCCTTTAGCCATTCGGGGTGCTTCATGGTCCACTGCACGGTCTTCTCCAGGCTCTCGCGCAGCGGCACGGGCAGCTCCCAGCCGGTCATGGCCAGCTTCTCGGGGGACAGGCCGTAGTGCGGGTCGTGGCCCGGCCGCGTGCTGTGGAAGTCCACCAGCCTGTAGTGCAGCGGCTGGCCGACGAACTCGGCGATCATCTGCGCCATCGTCAGGTTGTCGATCCGGTCGGCCGACGCCACGTTGAACCTGTCCGGCATACCGTGAACTCGCTGGCCCCACCGCGTCTGGTGCGCGGGGAACACGGCCGGCTCCTGGTGGGTGAGGATGTGCAGGATGCCGTCCGCGAGGTTGCGCGCGTGCAGGTAGTGCCGCGTCCCGATGTCCGTCTCGGTGCCGTGGATCGTGACCGTCTCGCCCTTGAGCACCTTGCTGATCACCATCGGCACGAACTTCTCCGGGTCCTGGCGCTCGCCGATGAGGTTCATGCAGTTGGTGATGATCAGCGGGACGCCGTACGTGCGCCAGTAGGAGATCGCGATGGCCTCCTGCGCCGCCTTGCTCCCGCTGTAGGGGTTGGACGGCAGGATCGGATCCCACTCGGGGTGGCCGGTCAGGTCCATCTCGTCCACCGGGCCGTACACTTCGTCGGTGCTGATCCAGACGAGCGCCTGCGGCTTGATCTTGCGGGCCAGCTCCAGCGTGTTCAGGGCCACCTCGACGTTGTTCCGGATGAACGGGACCGGATCGGAGATGGACCTGTCTACGTGGCTCTCAGAGGCGAAGCAGACCATGTAGTCCACGTCTTCGAGATCCGCCACCTGGCCGACGCTGAACGGCGCGTTGATGTCGTGGGTAAAGACGCTCAGCCGCTCCCGCCAGCTCTTGATCACCGCGAACTTGAGGTCGGTCGGCTCGCTATCGAGCACCTGCTGGATGCGGTCGGTGCGGCCCTTGTGCCGGAAGCTGTCGGTGCACACGACGTCCATATTCGTGTGCTGGAGAACGTGCTCCAGGAAGTGGTGGCCGACAAACCCGCCGGCCCCGGTGATGAGGATCTTCTTAGCCATCGGACGGCTCCTCGGTGTACACGATGAACAGGGTGTCGGTCAGCCGCGTCGGCCCGTTGGGGAACAGCGCGTCGAGCGCGGGCTGAACTTCCATGCAGCAGCACTCGCCGTAGTCGTGGCAGGCGATGACGCCGCCCGGCGCGAGGAGTTCGTAGGCGTGGTTCACGTCGAACGTGATGGCGGGGCCGGTGTGGTCGCCGTCGATGAAGATGAAGCCGAACTTCCGGCCCGCCTGCTTGAGCGGCTCGAACGCGTCGTAGAACGTGGCCTCGATAACGTCCACCTTGTCCTCGACGCCGTACGCGCTCAGGTTCGCCTGCATTGCGGGCAGGGAGCCGGGCACCCAGGAGTGCGGGTCGATCGCGGTAACGCTCTCAGCGCCGCCGAGGGCCATGGCGCACGCCGAGAACCCGTTGGCCGAGCCGATCTCCAGCACGTCCTTTCCCTCGGCGAGAGCGGCCAGCTCGGCGGCCTCGTTCTCGGTCATCGACGTGTTGACGGCCCTGGTCGCTGTCGGAACCGGCAGGATGTCTCGCCATGGCAAATGCATTGGTGCTCCTCTTTAGCGTGAACCGCCGAATTCCCTGTACCCGTGCGCGCTTACCTGCTCGCTGAACGCCGATCGCACTCCGCTGTCCACCCACCGGCTTATGAGATCCCAGTCCACAGTTTCCTGCACGCCGTCATCACGCCAAGTGGCTACATCGAGTAGCTCTCTCCGGTGCATGATAGCCGACGTGGTTATCCGGCCGAAGCAGGGAGTCGGCGCAGCGCATACCCAGCCGCCCGCATCGCCTCCCTGATCATGCATCCAGAGACTGGCGTGCGCGAACCCGATCTCCGGGTCGTCGTCAAGCAGTTGGGCGAGGTTCGCCACGTGCTCCGGCCAGTACGCGTCATCGTCGTCCAGATAGGCGATGTACTCGCCCTTGGCGAGATCGATCCCGCGCATCCGTGCGGTGTGACCCCATCGGCCGCCCATTCCGTGCTCCGGCAGGCACTCAAAGACGAACTCGTATCCTGTGGCCGGATGATCACGGCTGATGCACCGGAGCAGGCGTTCAAGCTCGGGATTAGGACCGTCCGCTACGACGATGTGCTGAATGGGCCGGTACGTTTGCATGGCAACGGACATGATCGCCCGCATGATGAACTCGTCCCGGTTCCAGGTCGGCGTTACGACCGATACTAGCGAGGGTGTGCTGCTAGCCACTGTCGGTACCACTCCACTGTCTCGGCGGCCTTGTAGGGCCACAGGTTCTGGCACAACGGCGCTCCGGCCACGACATCGGCGTTATGCGGCTCGCCGTCACGGCCCTCGACGGTCCTCACAACCGACCTGCTCTGCATGAAGGACAGGATGTCGTAGGCGATCTCCGCGACGGACATCCCGAAGCCGGTGCCCGCTTCCAGCACCTTGCCGTACGGTCCCTCGATCGACTCCACCAGCACCTGGGCCACGTCGTCCACGTACACCGCGTCGATGGTCTGCTCGCCGCCGCCGCACAGCTCCAGGTCCATGTCGGTGAGCCCTCGGGTGGCGAACGTGGGGAAGAACTTGTGGACGTGCGCGTCGCCGTGCGGCGGGCCGACAGGCTGGCCGGGGCCGTAGACGTGGTACGCGCGGACGATCGCGATCTCTTCCTGCCGGAACCGGGCGCGGGCCAGTCCGATGTCCTCTGCGCAGCCCTTGGTGATGGCGTACGGGTTCGGCTGGCCCTTGTGCCCGGTGCCGATCTGCACGACCGGGATGCGGAACTCGGCGGCCACGTCGTAGACGTTGATCGCGCCGATGATGTTCGTCTCGGCGGCCTTGACCTCGTGCCCGAACAGCTCGGGCGTCCCGAGCATGCCGGCGAGGTTGATGATCGCGCTAGCGCCCGTGGAGATGACCATGTGGTGCAGGTCGGCGGCGTCGCGGACATCGTGCTCGGGCATATCGAACGGGACTACCTCGTCGCCGATGGCCTCCAGCACCTTGCGCACCGCGCTGCCGATGAAACCGCTGCTGCCGGTTACCAGTACCCTCATCAGACCTCCTGGTCGCTGTTACGCGGATAGTCTACATCAGCCCTGGTAATCCCAGTCCACGGGGAACAGCATCTTGTACGCGTTCACCCATTCAGGCCAGTGCTCCTCGATCGTGTGCTTCCGGGCGTTCTCTTTCGCCGCCGCGCCCATCATGAGCCGCAGGTCTTCGTCATTGGCGAGAGTTTCGAGTCGGTTCAGCCACTCGTGCGGGGTCTTAACCAGGAAGCCGTCCACTCCGTCGTGAATGAACCGCCGGTAGGGCTCGACGTCGCTGGCGATTACCGGAATGCCCCTCGCCGAGTATTCCAGCGCCTTGATCGCGCTCTTGGACCGGGCGAACTGGGTGTCCAGCAGCGGGCAGATGCCGATGTCGTAGTCGATCATCCGGTAGAACAGCCTCGGGTCATTGCTGACGTGCAGCCACGGCACGTAGAAGAGGCGGTCCTTGGGCACCCTGAAAGATCGGCGGTAGTCCGCGCCGGCCACGTACATGTCCCAGTCACCGTGCCGCTGCATGAAGCGCCTGACCGAGCCTGCGGCCTCTTCGAGATCGCGCACGTGACTGGAGCCGCCCATCCAGCCGATACGCGGCCGGGGCTTCTCATCGCGGGGCAAGTCGAGCACGAACGCAGGGATGTAGTTGGGGAGGACTTCCACGGGCACGCCGGGGGACATCTCGCGGTGCAGGTCGCCCAGGTGCGGAGTGGAGACGGTAATCAGAGCGGCGGTGTCGCAGTAGCGCTTGACCGCTTCGCGCAGCTCGGATCCTTCCTTGTACGACTCGTAGGCACCGACGTTCTCGTGCGTGATGTTGAAAACATCGTCGTCGTTCTCGTAGACGGTCCTACGCCACGGCGTATTCCAGCGCCGCCAGAGCCCGAGCCCCTCGTACGCGTTAACCCGCTGGCCGACCATCACGTCCATGCCCTCGACATCATCTATCTGGAGCTGGGGCGGCGGGTTCTCCATGGACGCCATACCGCCACGGCGGAAGGTGACATCCACGCCGGGGGCGTACTCAGCGACCGCTTCAAGGGGGAGTATCATCCGGTACCAGGCGCAGCCGGAACCGCCGTCGTGCGAGGCGAGAATCTTCACGCCGGTCAGTCTACAGGATTATCCGAAATGAGCACCCAACGGCCTGTGTGCGGGAAGCCGGGCATCGCGTACTGAAACTCCCAGTGGCCAATGCTCACAGACGGCCATTCGGTGCTTAGGCACTTCACGCGCGGGTTGCCCTCCGCAAGCCAGGTCTCGGCCTCGATCCTGTTGTCCTCGACCAGCTTCGGCGGCAGCAACGGCAGCTTCTTGAGGTAGCCCGCGCGGGCAAGCCAGAAGTTCCCCGCCGGAACCGTGCAGTCGAGCGCGATGCCGGTAGGGCCTATGATTCCGGCCGGGAGCCAGTGCCACGCCACCACGTCATGTCCGGACAGCTCCGCTACGCGAGAACTCCAGGCGTCCACGAAGTAGCGCGTCATCTCCTGCCGCCAAGGCGTGTTCTCGTCGATGCCCGCCTTGCTCACAGGGTGGAACGAGCCCTTGTTGTGCGCGTAGAGGATCGGCGTGCTGGGCTGGAGCGCCCCGGCAAGGTCGTGCAGAGAGCGCAGGGTCACTTCCTCAAAGCCCTCGTCGGCCTCATCCGCGATGCCGTAATTCCAGCGTCGGTCGAGCCAGTTCTGCGCTTCATCGCGCGCTTCCGGAGAGCCGACGAGCCCTACGCGAACGCCGCCGGGAAACTCGGCCGCGCGCAGGGCAGCGAAATGCTCGTCAGCGATAGTCTTCCAGTCGCCGCCCAGCCACAGGTGGTAGAAGTGAATCACCAGTGATACCTCTTCGCTAGCCAGAGCAGTGTGAGTCCCGCGACGATCGGAATCAAAGGTACCAGGATCTCAACCAGGATCAGCCGCATCCTTGGCCCTCTCATGCTCTGCGGCAACGCACGTCGCGGTCGGCGGCTTGTCGGGCATGTCGGGGTGATGCTTGCGGCAGACGCAGTGGCCGACGAGGGTCTTGTGACGGCCGATGCGCCAGCAGTGATGAACTTCGCAGTTGTGCACGCGGAACATGTGCCACATCGCCGCGAGAATGGCGATCAGGAGAGACGCCTCGCCCAGGTCAGAGCCCGCGCCCGACCAGAAGCCGTAGTAAGGCCCGAAGCCCTTGACGCCGAAGTGCACGTAGAGCCAGGTCATCAGCTCTGCCCACCACATCGGTCACACCTTGAGCTTGGAGATGTCCGCCTTGAGTGCGGCGAGGTTGATGCCGTGGTTGCCCTTGGCCGTCACTTCGCTCATGAGCACGGCCCACGCCTCTTCGGCGATGAGGTGCCAGGCGCTGTACTCGATGGCCTGCATCATGCCCCAGGTGGCGACGTACAGGTTGTCGGTGCCGTAGCCGATGATCGGCACGCAGTGGCCGCCCTCGACGGTGCCGTTGGCGAACGTGTCCGCGGTCCACGGCTGGCCGGCGCTCGACGCGTTCATCATCAGGTCGGTCACCTGGATGCCCGTGTAGCAGAAGCCGTACGCGTTGGTGGCGAACTGGAGCGTCTTCATGTCGCTGATGCTGACCGGCGCGTACGCATCGACCGAGTGGCCGAAGAAGCCGGTCTTCTGCACGTAGCCCAGGAAGTCCGCGAGGACCACGCCGTTGTCTTGCCCGCCCGTGTAGCTCAGGTAGTACTGGGTGATCTGGTCGGAGGTGATCGGGACAACCGGCGTGGCCGTGTCGTACTCGACGCACATGTCCCCGTGGTGGAGGCCCGCGACGCCGCAATCACCGTAGACGTCGTTGCCGTCCATGCCCCAGTTGCCGTTGCCCGGAGGCGGCACAGGGCGGCGAACAGGCGGCGCGGGCAGATCTCCGGCCACGTACCAGGTCAGGTCGCGTAGACCGTTGGGCACATGGCCGGGGTTCCTGCCAAGCTTGAAACTCAGGTCTGACGCCACGGTCCAGGCCCGTCAGCGAAGCGCCCGGTCTGGTCGGCCCAGTCGGTGTCGCTGACCGAGCCGGACTTGGGGTCAACGGAGACCCAGCCCTCGTGATCGGGCTTGCTGTGGCGGCCATCGGTGGCGTTGTAGTTCACGCCGCCGTGACCGGCCTCGACAACCTCGCCGTCAGGTGAGCCGGGGGTCTTGCCCTCGGTGGTGGGGTGGCCTACCGGCCCCCAGGATTCGGCCATCAGTGGACTTCCTTACGGTCGTTCGTCTGCGGGCACGCAGCCGGATCGTGGATGTGGTTGGCGTTGAGATCCTCGCCGAGGATGTTCGTCGCGGTCTGCTCGGACGGGGTGCCCGGCGCGGCAAGCTGCTCGGACGTGACCTTGGCCGTGACCATGTTGCCGCCACTCATGGACTCGCCGCACATCAGCGACCCCTTGGCCAGGTCACTCAGGTCCGTCACTCCGTTCGACATCTCCTCGAACGACTTCCCCGAGCTGTTCTTCGTGAAGCCCTTGCTCGCCATCAGGCACCTCCTCTTCTGGTGTCTCATCTTCGGGTACGGGGTTCGGGTCCGGCACACGTTCGCCGAACCCGCCCGCCATCGGTCCGAAAGCTCCTGCTGTCTGGCTGCCGGCCGGCGCATCTGCCCGAGGGATGTACCCGACTTGCGCGCCGGGTGCATACCCCTGGTTCGGTGAGTTGGCCGACGCCCAGAAGCTCATGACTTACTGCCCGGCGTTGGGGTGCGCGTGAGCGCTCACGTGGCCGTGGCCGATGCCGGAGTCGGTCGGCCGGTTGTTCTCCAGGCCGGGCAGCGTCGGTCCGCTGAAGCCGTTGTCGTCGCCCCACGTGGTCCAGTCGCCCGGGCCGCTGGTCGCGCCGCTGGTGTGAACGTCGCGGTTCACGCCACCGATGATCCCGTAAGGGTCGGTGTAGGTGACGGACTCGCCGCCAGCCTGCGGTGAAGCGCCGCCCGAGCCCGGCATGCCGGAGTCCGTGACGAACTGCTCTGCGGTGTGGCCGAGGTCGTCGTCGAGCTGGCCGGGGTGCAGGGTGACGTCCGCCGGCTGCTTGGCAGCGCTGGACCCCTTCATTCCGCTCGACTTGATGTCGGTGGGAAGGCCGAAGATCTCGCTGGGGAGCTGGCCTTCCTGAACAGTCGGGTCAAGACTCGACGCCCGCCCGTGGCGAGCGGGAGACGGGTCCTGCCGCGCAGGGACGCCCGTGCGGCCGGGGTTCGACCCGTCGCGTGCAGTAGCCATGGTTCTTCTCCTCTGTAGTCCTACCCCCAGGATAGAGAGTTGCGCCGCGCGAGCATAGTAGGATGACACGCATGCTTCCTCTCGAAGACCCCAATCCCCGCGGAGAACTAATCCTCGGTGGCATAAACGGCTCGACTGCCTATGGCCTTGCCACTCCCGCCTCGGACATTGACCGGATCGGGTGCTATGTCGCGCCCACTTCCCAGCTTCACGGGCTGCATCCTCCCACTGTCAAGACGTCCACCTGGCACGGCACCGCCCCCGACTTCACCTACCACGAAGCGGGCAAGCTGGCCGGCCTGCTGCTGCACTGCAATCCCACGGTGACCGAGCTGCTGTGGCTGGACGAGTACGAGGTGTCGCAGGACGCGGGCGAGATGCTCATCGACATCCGGAAGACGTTTCTGTCGGAGAAGTACGTCCGCGATGCCTACTTCGGCTATGCCAGCCAGCAGTTCCGCCGCATCAAGAACAGGGAGGACGGCTCGTTCAGCTCCGACACCCGCAAGCGCACCGAGAAGCACGCACGCCACCTGTGGCGACTGCTGGAGCAGGGTGTCGAACTTCACCGGACAGGCAAGCTGACGGTCAGGCTGCGCGACGGTCAGGCAGGGCTCTGCCGCCTGTTCGGCGAGGAGGTGGCGGCCGGGAACCTCGACATGGCCGTGGACTACCTCAAGTGGGCCGAGGGCGAGTTCGACATTCCCGGCGTACTGCCCGATGTCGCTGACGAGGGCGTCGTCGAGCAGTGGCTACAGTTCGTCCGCCGCGAGTACTGGGACGACTTCTAGAGCCGCTCGTTGTACTCGTTCTGGAGGTCGGCCTTGGTCATGCACTGGGCGTCCAGCTTGTTCATGCCCTGCGAGACGGCGTAATCGACCCAGGCGGCCTTGGGTGCGTTCATGGCCGGTCGCTCGACCTCGACTACCTCAGGCTCGGGCTCAGGCGGCAGGTCATCGAACATCATCGCCATGCCGTTCCTCACGTACTGCTGGGCGAGGTCAGTAGGCACATCACGGACCTCATCCTTGCCCGCGTTGAGGTCAGACATGTTGTAGGGACTCAGGAACATCACTCGGCGGTGGCCCTGCGGGACGGGACCGAGCGGCTGGGGCTCGGGCGGGGGCGCATTGAGGCTTGTGAGTGCCATGTCATCTCCTAGGAACGGCGGAACCCCTACCAGCTTAGCTGATAGGGGTTCCGGCTGCGCCGAGCTAACGCTATTCCCGCGCAGTGACGATGGCAGCTACCACCGTCCCAGATGCGACAGAAGAACTGAACGAGTATGCCGTTGCAACGATCTGAACGTACCGCGCAGGCATCCCTGTAGCGACGACCATGAATGTTCCGTCAGTGGCAGTAGGCGGATCGCCACCGGTCAGGTCATTGGGATTTGCCGTCAGGATCGTGTACCAGTTCGTCCCGTCAAGGGAGCCCATGAGTACGACGTTGATGCTGCCGAATCCGGCGAAATCAGCGGTGGTGAGCTGGAGTGCGTGCTGGGACATCACACGCTCCCAGTCCTGGGTGCCGCTGGTGACTGGCGTACCCGGTGAAGGATCGGGCACAGTCGGCGGGTTGGGAGCCGGCCCGGCCGGCAGGGAGGCATCAGTGAGGAGCTGCTGCGGGATTGCCCATTCGGTACTCATCGGGATTCCTTTCGTCGGAAACGAGAACGACCGCCACCAGCATAGCTGATGACGGTCGTTCTTCGGTTGAGCTAGATCAGCTCGCGCCGCCCTGGAAAAGCTGGAGCGGCTGCGTGGTGATCGAGGTGGGCGGGTTCATCAGGTTCCCGTCCGCACGGACGATGGCACGGAAGGTCACCAGGTCCGTGTTGAAGGCGAAGTCGTCCGACCGCTCGAACCGCACTCCGCCGATGAGGCGCACGAAGTACTGCGAGAAGTCGCCGAACGCGATGGACTTGTTCCCGGTGCCCGCCGTCTGCCCGTAGGCCGGCATGAACGGGTCCGCGACCAGCGGCTTGCCCAGCAGGAGGTCCGGCGACCCGAGGATCGTCGAGGGCTCCCAGACGGGACGAGCGTTGGTGTCCACCATCTTGCGAAGCAGACCCAGCGTCTTGTCCGCCGCCAGCCAGTAGCACGAGCGCGACTGACGGTACGGGGCGATGATGCTGTACTCAAGGTCCAGCAGGTTGTTGTAGGTCGGAGCACCGGTGATGCCCGTGCCGCCCGGCGTGTTGTACTGCGCCGAGATGACGTTGGACAGGCCACCGGTCACGGCCACCGGAGCGGAGTTGGTACCGGCGACGATTCCGCCGGACATTCCGTTGGTGCCGTTGACCAGCGAGGTTCCGAGCATGTTGCCCACCGCGCGCCCGGCCGACATCGCCAGGTACTGGAGCAGGTTGATGCCGGAGTCGTCGATCAGCTCGCGAGCGACCTGGACGAGGATGCCGAACTTGTTCGACGAGAGCGTCTTCTGCCCGAAGCCGGGGTCAGCGCCCGGAAGCGGCGCACCCTGCTGAGCGGAGATGTTCACCTGCGCGCCGGCCGTGGTCTGGCCGGTCTGGTTGGTGACGTAGGGGATCTGGAGGGGCTCTCCACCCTGCGAGTTGATGACCGAGGGGCCGCACTGCATGAGGCCGGAGACCTCAATGAGGTACGAGATCATCTGGTCGTAGAAGTCGATCGGCACGAGGCCGGCACCGGAGACGTTGGTGAACGATCCAGGGGTGCCACCGCCGACGTAGTTGTCGTACAGCACACGAGACTCGTACGGAGTCAGGCCGCCGCCGGGGAACTGGGTCGCCGGGCCGGTCGAGCGGTTCTCGATCAGGCGATTGACCAGTCGCGAGGACTTCCAGTCGCCGATGTCCAGCGAGCGAACGTCGGCGCGGTCCCGGTCGAGGAAGGCGCGAGCGCGCTCCGTGAACGGGTCCTCGGTCTGGCTCTTGCTGCGCAGGTTGGTCGCCTGCCGTCCGCCGAGGTCGTCGAACGCTGCGGAGGTCTCCTTGTCGCGCTTCTCGTCGGCGAGGATCCCGCGCAGGCGGGTGTCCACCGAGTCCAGCTCGTTGTGGAGGTTCTCGTACTTGATCTTCTCGTCGGTGGTGAAGACGTTGCGCTTCTCAGCAGCGACGGTTGCGTTGAGGCCCTTCAGCTCCTCCGCAAGGCGAAGCCGAGTGTCGTTGAGCGACTGGGCGAGTTCCGATGCCACGGTGTTAATCCCTTCAAGAGGCATCTTGATCGCCGGCTCCAGAGCGCATCAGCGCACGGCCTCGACGGGAGGTTCTATTTCAGGAAAGCACAACGAACCGGTGTTCGCATAGCCCGCCTTAAAAACTTTTCAGAGGTGACGAATCAGGAAGGTGCCCAGTAGGACAGCCAGCACGATGATCACGATGATCAGCCAAAGAGCCATAATCGCCTCCTCAGATGTCCATGTCCGGCTCGCCACGGCCCTCGAACTCGTCGAGGAACTGGCGAGCCAGAGCCAGGTCGTCCTGCTCGGCCGGGGTCTCGTCTTCGACAGCAGGGGTCTCCTGGTCGCCGATGTCGAGCTTGCCGTCCTCGTCCAGCATGTCCGTGACGGTCGGGGTCTCCACATCCGTCTCGGTGCCGTCAAGGCTGGTGACCTTGCCGTCGTCGTCGATCAGGTTGGCGACGCGCTCCTCGTCAGCGACGTTCTCCTCGAACTTCGCCCAGCGCGAGCGCAGGGAAACGGCGATGTCATCGCACGCCTGACGCTGCTCGGCCGACGCGGCGTCCAGCTTCGGAACGCTCGGACGGTCGGTGCGCTTGAAGAACTTGATGGCCTGGCCGGCCTCCATCATGGAGCGGACCTGAACCGGGTCCTCGTCCACCCAGCGGGCCAGCGACTCGACCGCGCCCGTGATGTTGCGCGCCATCGCCGTAGTGTCGCGGTAAGCGGGGTCCATGACCGGAGCCACATCCACCAGCTCGACGCTGTGCAGCGACCGCATCGGCAGGTTGTACTCCGACTTCTCCCAGGAGTCGCTCTCCTCGTCCACGCAGCGGAACGCGAAGCTGGAGTAGCGAACGTCGCCGCGCTGAACCAGCTCGGTAACGTCACCTCGGGTGGTCGGCGGCTGGACGTCGTAGTGCAGTCCGCGCTCGTCGATGCTCAGGCGGCAGGTGTCCGCGCCCGTGGTGCCTAGAACGTAGTCGTCCTTGTGGTTGTACCGGCACACCACGTTCGGCCAGTTCTCTTCCATCGCGCGGTTGAACGCGGTGGGTAGAACCTTCTCGTGGAATCCGCCGAGACGACGGGAGACCGCGCCGAACACCGACGCATAGCCGGTGATGTGGATCGTGTCCTCGACGGAGCGCAGCTCCACCTTGTCCGGGTAGAACCGGATCTCGGGGTACAGAGACTCAAGCGACCGGCCCGTGTCGGACTCGGTGCCCACGCCGAACTTCTTAGCAGCAGCCATTACCTTGCCCTTTGCCTTGGCCCACATTGGAGAACGCGGGCCGAGCCGTAGCGCCGCGATGACGTGCGCCTTGTCATGTATCGGAAAGTGCCGTCCGCCCTGCGGGTCGATGTACGCATAGGCAGAGTCCGGCAGCGACTTGCGAGCTGCGGCCGACAGTGTTGCCATCTACGTTCACCCTCCCGAGGGCATATTGCTCCTACGCTCAGGGTAGGTAGTGCTACCTCAACGTGCAACGGTACCTCGAACAGAATCACAGGTGCCCGCGTCGCCTGTCGTCGTTGATGCGGTCCTCAAGGTCAGGCCGCGACCGAACGCTGGGGGCGTACAGGCTGTCCTGGGAGATCTCCTCGTCGGGCTCGTGCTTGCGGATGTTGTCCGCTCGCTCGGCAATGGCGACCAGGAAATCCTGTGCCGCGACCCGCGCCTCGTACGGCATGCTCGCGTCCCGCTGCACGGAGATCAGGCTCGCCAGGAAGCTCGCCGGGTCCTGCGAGAGGGGGAGCGGGGCGTTGGGCATTCCGATCGGGGTGCCGGTGACGCCGTTGACCGTGATGGGGTACGTCTGGTTGCCGGGCTGCACGCCACCGCCGGGAGCGCCGAATGCCCGGCCGCCATTAGCTGAACTGGCGCTCGGCTTGCTCGCTGCGGGCTTCTTGGCAGCGCCGCCGGGCGGTGTGGGCGGGGCCGGAGGCGGGGTGACGCCCTGCACCGGGTAACCCTGCGCCACAAGCTGGGGGATGATGTACTTCTCCAGCTTGATGAGGCGGTCGGTGGCGACGTCCATCTCCAGCACGACAGCCTTCATGAAGGACTTGGGGATAACGCCGGCACGGGTGCCCATGGCGTTCATCGTGGTGAGCGGTAGCTGCTCGTCGCCGATGGGTCCAAACGGCTCGCGGCCCAGCTCCTGGCGGATCTCGTTCACCGTCATGAGGCCGGTGTTGCGGGCGTCCAAGTAGATCTGCATGCGGCTCTGGAGGTCAGTCTTGAGCAGCGCGTCAGTCCAGAACTCGGCCATCCGGTTCTTCGGCAGCAGCTCGAAGAACGACTGCTCCATGCGCACCAGCCACGGGCGCAGCGACTCGATGATCTCCAGCGAAGCCTGGACGACGGTGTTGTACGTCAGGGAGTCTCCGCGGGTGCCGCCGATGCGGTCTGGCGGTACGTTGTACACCGCCGCGATCTGGGTGGCGTTGAGCTGCATCGCGTCGATGAACTGGGCCTCGGACGGCGGCACGGTGACGGGCTTGTAGTCCCAGTCTCGGCCGTAGACCAATGGCTCCCTGCGCCGCAGCGACTTGACCAGCTCGGCCCGGATCTCGGCTGCCTGGTTGACGTCGATCTCGATCTCGGCGTTCTGGAAGGTGCCCGGAGGGAAGCCGCCAGCCTGGTACCAGTCGGTGCCGAAGCGCTGAGCCTCGCGGCCCGCGAGAATTGTGAGAGCGAATGCGCGCATGGGGGAAATTGCTTCAATGCGCCCGGCCAGCGGCATTCCCTTGACGTGGAACATCTCCGAGTCCGGCCCGTGCCACTTCACCTGACGGCCATAGGCGAATACCTCGGCGGTGAGCGGATTCCAGGAGGAATGATCCTCGGGCTCGATGACGTGAATGTCGTGCGGCGGGATCCACTCGATTCCGGTGGGGTAGCCGTAGCCGTCCCGGCCGGTGATGAACCCCCAGGCGTTGCCCTGGAGCAGGACGGACGTCATGAGGGTCGAGATCCACTCGCCGAGCCGGAGCAGGACTGAGGGCTTGTCGAAAATCGTCGGTCCCCACCAGCGGGTGCGGCTCATGCCGCCGTTAACAGACGACGCGCCGCCGAGGTGCTGGTAGCAGTGGATCGGCAGGGAGGAAGCGTTGTCGGACAGGAGCTTGACCGCTGCGTACAGGGCGGGGAGTCCGAGTGACTCGTCAACGCCGAAGATAGAGCGCGTCGGGTGAACTGGCCCGCCGACGTCGTACCGCATGAACGGCGAATCCCAAGGCCGCCACGGCACGCCAGCGATAACACGCTGCTCTACAGCGCCTGCCTGAACTTGTTCGCGCAGCCCCATCAGACCGAGCCTCCCTGCAACAGCTCCGCTCACTTGAGCAGCCACGTGCAGCTAGCCCGGCTCTGGTCGTTACTCAGCCTCGGGTGTCAGTGTTCCTAACGCCAAGGTACCGGTCACGGCTCGGTATACGCAACAGCGCCGCCTGCGGCGTAGATCGTCTCCTGAGCCCTGGGGGCCTTGGGATCAACCGGCGCGGGGGCCTTGGGCTTCGGCGGGTTGGCCTTGCGGTAACCGTGCCGGATGGTCAGCGCCATGAATGCGAGGTAGCCCAGCGGGTAGCGCCAGACAATGCCGAAAACCCACCCGAGCGAAAAGCACACCGCAAGGATCACGGTGTCCAGAACTCGCAGGGGCGGGTTATTGGCGGCGATTTCGTTCGCCTGAACGCGCAGTTGATCTACGGTTGCTACTTCACTCATGCCCGCAATCATACGGATCTTGCGGACCTTCCGGCGAATCGGCGGTGCGAGCGCAGGGAGACCAGCGCGTTCGGCCTCCCCACGCCCACCGGCACCAGCAGTAGCCAGGATGGCCTAGAAGTCGCCCGGCGCAACCTGAAGGCAGGTCAGGCCAAGCTCCTCGCGCCACATCCTCACCACCTGGTCGCGGTCGTCCAGCACGAAGCGCACGTTGTACTCCGCGCGCACGTACTTGTCGAACAGCTCGCGCTTGACGATCGAGTCCTTGCGGTGGTCGCCGAGCGGTCGCATGAGCAGGCGGAAGGGCTTCTCGATGATGCCGTAGTCGTTGCTGTGGCCCGGCCAGTCGTACTCCAGGTACTGGCCCAGCCACTTGCGCGTCTCGCTGTAGCACCCCTCGGTGCGGCCGGACAGGAAGACCGGCTGGTAGCCCAGCTTGATGTGGTTGTTCACCACCTCGATCACGCGCGGGTTGGGCCGGTCCTCGTGCACGCGGCTCTCGTCGAACGGCCCACGGTCGCCCTTGAGCGCCACGGTGCCGTCGATGTCGCAGATGAACGCGTCGGGGAGGGAAGCGTCGGGCTCATACAGGCTCGCCGCCGGGTCCTCGGCGCTGAACGGGTAGAACGGCAGGGGCAGTACCTTGCCGTGCAGGTACCGCAGGTGCATGTCCTCGATCACATGGCGCGGCACCGGGTCCTTGTCCGTGCGAGCCGCGTTGCGGGCCGTGCAGACGTCGAGCTGGACGGTCGTGAAGTCCTCGATCCGCCACTCGGCCTTGGCCCGCGCAGCCAGCGTCACCAGGTCGCGCACGACGCGGTTAGGCAGGTTGGTGTCGTCGCACACGACGCTGACGCCCCGGTCGAGCAGGCTCTTGATGGCCGCGTTGCGAAGCGCCTGGATCCGCTGCTCCGTCTCGCCCTTGACGAACACGCCGTCGTCCACCATGCGTCGCAGGTCGTCGCGGTTGACGCGGGCGCGGTGCGCTCGGTCCCGGTCCACCCAGATTCGGGCGAACGTCGTTTTGCCGGAGGCCGGCAGGCCCCTCGTGATCACTAGCTCGGTCATATGTCGTCAGCCCTTTCCTGGTAGCACTCGTCGCACAGATAGACGTACTCGTCCTCGCCGTAGATCTCCCGAGTGAACGGGTCGAGGACCAACGGCACCTTCTTCGGCTCCGCTGATCCCCGGCACCGGCACCCCGTGCACTCGCCCACCATCCTCGGCCGGGTTTCGTCCTCGGGGAACTCGTCCATCACACGTGCTCGTAGGAGAACCCCAGCAGCTCGGTCGCCTGCTGGATGAACTCGCTGGGATGGAGCTGGAGAAGCAGCACCTCGCCCGTCTCGGAGTCGTAGGCGTCGATCTGGTCGTTGTCGATGTAGAGCACCGCGCCCACCGAGTCCTTGGCGTGCTTGAACGCCTCCAGCGTCGCGTACTTGGGCTCGTCTCCGTAAGTCATGCCACGTCCTCCGAGATGTACTTCATCGAGCGCTCACCCGATGGCTTGATTTGCTTCCAGACCAGCTCTGCGATGTCCCGGCCGTCGAGCAGCAGGAACAGCAGCGCCTTGCAGTCGGACTCTACCGCCTTGGCCGCGAAGTCCTTCCGGGTCCAGCCCTGGTCGAGGTTGACCACGATGGAGTTGTACTCGCGGTAGGCCCGGCCGGAGATCTCGGCGTGCTGCTCCAGCAGGTCGTAGCCGACCTCGTTGATCCACGGCCAGAACTCCTCGGGCACGCCCGCGCAGATGTCAGCGGTCGTCTCGTTGGCCATCAGGCGCTCCCAGACCACCCGCGCGTTCATGCCGGTGATGAGCCGGTGCATGAGCACGTAGTCGTCCTGCTTGATCTTCACCATCAGGCCGGAGTCGGGGCCGGTCACGTAGCGCACGACAACGCCCTCGGCGTTCGGGCGCGGGTGGCGGCATAGCGCCTGCGCGAGCGACCGGTCCTCGAACACCTCAGTGCGCGGGCCTTGCCACGGGATGAGGAGGAAGTCGTCGGGACCAACCACCACGCCCGTCTCGATCTCCCGCGCGCCCAGCAGGATCAGGTCGTCGAGGCCCGCGTAGTCGAGCACGATCCGGTTCTCCGGATACACGATCTCGAACATCAGCGTCCAGCCATCGGGCACGGGGAACTCGGCGTACCGCTTCCACCAGATGAACGAGCCGCGCACGGCCTGCTCCGACTTGAACGAGCCACGGGTGGCGATGGCGTGGCCCTGCGGCGTCGGGTACAGGATGCCGAGCGAGCCGTCCTTCTTGTCCGTGACGTGCACCAGCGAGTTCAGGTCGAGCACCCGCTGACCGGGGCCGGCGGCGCGGCCGGGGTTGATCTCGCCCGTGAACTCGCCGTAGTTGAAGAACTTCTCCCACGGGCGCGCGACGATCAGGCCGTCGCTGTCCACGATCAGGCCCCGGCACTGGGTGGTGACGTCGTTCCACGCCTTGTCCCACATCGCCTGGTCTGTGTAGTTGTAGATCGTCAGGCCGGGGATCGCGGGGTGGCTCTGCGCCTTGACGTACTTCTGCTCAAGCATTTCCTTGAGGAGCGTCGCGCTGAGCAAGTCGGTCAGTTTCATTGGCTTCCCTCCAGAGTTGCCAGAAGACGGAGTGGAGCTGGCCGGAGCAGGGTTCGCAGACGTTCGGGAAGCTGCCCTGCTCCGCCACCATATCCACGGTTGTGTCGCACATAGTGCACGTTACGGCCCTGCGGATGTAGTCCTCGGGCTTGATCCTGCTACCCAAGATGCACTGCGATGGACTTGGCGACATATGCAGCAAGCTTGACGGGCACGGCATTCCCGATCTGCTTGACTTGCTGCGTGCGCGAGCCGGAGAACCGATAGTCATCCGGAAAGGTCTGAATTCTGGCCAGTTCCCTGACCGTCAGGTAGCGGATGCTGCCGTCGTCCAGCTCCACCACGCCCTCGCCGCCGGGCATGCCGTGAACTCCCGCCTTGATGGTCTTGGCGGGCTTGTCGAGCAGGTTGGGCGTGTGGCCACGGTAGACGCTGGCCCCCGGCACGAAGATGTGGTCGTGGTACTCACGCGCGGCGGCAGTACGCGGGTCCGGCATATGGCCGATGGCCTCGCGCAGCGTCCACAGGTGGTTGAACGTCCCGAAGTGGTACTGGTACTCGAACTTGAAGTCAATGCCCAAGTCCTTGCGGAAGCCCACCAGGAAGACGCGCTTGCGCTCCTGCGGCACGCCGTAGTTCTTGGCGTTGACGATCAGGATGTGGATGTCGTAGTGCAGGCTCCCCTTGCCGCCTGCGTACCGCACAGCCTTGGCGTGGGACTCCCACGGCTCGTCGCCCCAGCGCCGCACAGTCGGGCTCCTGAGCGCGTTGAGCAGGTAGCCGAGGTACGGCTTGAACTGCTGCCGGAGGATGCCCTGCACGTTCTCGATCATGAACGCCCTCGGCAGGCACTCGCCCAGCACGCGGGTGAACTCCGGCCAGAGGTTGCGCGAGTCCTCGATCCCCTTCGCCAGACCGCCGACCGACCATGGCTGGCACGGGATGCCGCCGCTCAGCAGCGCGATGTCGGTCTGTAGGTCGTCGAACTTCATCGTGCGGACATCGCGCTCGTCCACGAACATGTTGCCGCCGAACGCGGGATAGTTGGTCCGCAGCGTGCGGGCGCAGTACTTGTCGTTCTCGACGTAGATGAACGGGTCGAACCCGGCCTGCGCGATGCCCAGCGCCATGCCGCCCGCGCCGGCGAACAGCTCGATGTGCTTCATCAGTCCACTTCCCAAGAGTCCCAGGAGGCTTCGACCAGGGAATCGGCCTTGTCCTTGGCGTCCTGCTCATCGGCGAACACGCCCACGATCTCGTCATGACCGCAGCAGCCGGTCTGGGTCACGATCCACACGCGCTGCTTCACGGACGGTCCCTCAGTGCCTCGATCGTGATGTACTCGGTCTTGCCCTCGGCGATGGCGGCCGAGAACACGGCCATGGCGTCAGCTACGACTCTGGTCTCGAAGTTCTTGAACCGCTTCTGGCCGGGCTCCAGGTGGCCTGCGTTGTCCTCGCAGACGATGTAGTGGTACGGCGCGTCAGGCATCCTTGATCTCCAGCTCGCCCGTGCGGTCCCAGCCCTCCGGCAGGATGACGTTGGCCGGCGAGTTAGCGAACAGGTCCATGATCAGCTTCTCGTCGTAGCCCGCGATGCCGCAGCCGACCTTGGTCAGCAGGAACGTCAGGTCAGGCGACAGCTCGGCGTACATCTGGAACTTCATGGCGGCCTGCGCGAACGCGGCGATGCCCTCCATCGTGGGGAGCGCGTACGTCTTGCCGGACAGGCCCTCGCCGACGCCCCAGCGGAGCCCGAAGTGCTTGTTGGCGTAGGCCGCCGCGCCCCCGGCGTGGAAGCCGAACTCGTTGGTGCCGACGACGATGATCTCGCCCGGCAGCAGATGGGTGATCAGGTTCTCAGGCATGCTTGCCTCCGTGTCGGTAGGGACGCGTCCAGTTGACGGTCATCTTGAGGTCGAACGCCTTGGCCAGCTCGACGCCGTAGCTCCGGCAGACGAACTCCAGCGCGGCGTAGATCCCGGCGAACGCCTTGGCGATCTGCGGACCGGCCTTGTTCTCGTAGTCGAGCCCGTAGACCCGGTACTCCTCGATCGCCTTGACGACCGGCTTGAGGATCAGCCACAGGTCGTCGGAGATTTCGTGCTCACGGTCGGCGACAGAGCCCATTGAGAAGCGGTAGATGTCTGCCGCAGTGGACAGGTCCACATGGAACCGCGCGCAGTCGTCGAGGAGCCGGATGTAGATGTCGGCCAGCTCCGACTTGAAGTCGTGCGTCGCGCCGCTTTCCTGATACGCCTCATGCGCCTCGTCGATCTCCGTGACGAGCAGGCCCATCGCCTGAATGAACGGCACCGGCTCGTCGTACCAGCCCTTGGCCTTGTTCAGGTCAAGCACACGCTCCTGGTGCTTGTGGATCTCCAGGTGTGAGAGTTCACGTGGCAATGGTTCCTCCGTGATCGAGCCGCGCCGGACGAAGTGCAGCGACTGGTCGCCGTTTCGGTAGCTCTCCTCGACGCCCTCCGGCCACAGCTCGTAGCCAGCGTGGTCGATGAAGTAGTCGCGCTCCGGGTTACGGCCGACCGCGCGCAGGGCGTCAGCGTCGGCAACGCGCCTGACGATGTAGATGCCGTGGTACGCCGGGTGGGAGCCGTGGTAGCGGACCCTCGTTCCCACGGGCAGCGGGCGCTTGGGGTGCATCGGGGTCTTGATCGGGTCTGGCATGCCTAGCCAATCGTCTTGAGCGGGTCGTAGCCCGTCGCCATCTTGTTCAGTCCGTAGGCAGCGAGCATAGCCGATGTGATGGGCGTGATATCCGACTCGCTGTCCCGCCGGCTGAACGTCTTACCTCCGTCCCCGACGACTCGCGTGTCAGCGTGTCCCACCGCATGCCACAGGGTGGGGGCCTTGGTCTTGCCGAAGTGCCAAAGCTTCTGGCCCCTCACCTGCTGCATGAACCAGGCGTAAGCCGCTGCCTCGTCCTGGGTTCCGACTTCTATAAGCCGGTCCCGCCACATTTTCTTCCCGTCCTCGATCAGAGCCTGGGCCGGGCCGTTCTTGGGGACGGCGATGCACACCGGGTGGTTGCGCTTGTAGATGCGGTCCATCTCGTCGAGAACCCAGTCGGAACCCATGCGCGAGCAGTTCCGCGGCACCTCCAGCACAACCTGGCCGGTGGGGTGCTTCCAGGCCGCGCAGATGGTTGCGGACCGGCCGTCCTCGTCGATGTCGAACGCGAACGCGATGGGCTGCGCGGGCTTGCCGGGGTCCTCGTTCGTGAGATGCTGCCATGCGTCCTCGCTGATGGCGGACCACGCGGCGTCCTCCGAGGGCCAGCGGCCGACTGATAGGCGTTCCTTGTCGAACTCCTCCTCGGGGAGGTTCATGAACTCTTCGTCGCGGGTGTACTGGTACGTCAGCCGGTAGTTGAGGCCGGGGTTGGCCTTGGCCCAGCTCCGCGGGTCGTCGCGGTCGTCGTGCACGGAGCAGACGATGTAGTAGTTGTCCCGCCGGCCGTTCACCAGGTCGCGGGGGCACGACTCCAGGTGCGGGTTGACCGACCACTCGGCCCCGAACATCTTCTTGTCGTCCTTGAGGATACGAGTGCGCAGCTTGCCCGCCTGCTCGCTCTCCTCGGTGCCCGCCGACCCCATGTAGATGACCTGCGGACCCGGAATGCGGGTGGCCCGGGCGGACATGGCAGGCAGCGACGCGGCGAGCTGGTCACTGGTGAGGTACATGTCCTCGTCGTAGACGATGGTGTCGCCTGTGAAGCCTCGGCCGGAGCCCTTGGACCGCGCCAGGAACACCAGCACCGGGGCGACCTTGCGGCGGATCTCCTTGCCGCCCGAGCCGAAGATGAGCGTGGCCTGCGGCTTCAGCTCGATGGCGTGCTCGACGTTGGACGCGGGCATACGCCGGACGCGGCGCATCAGCGAGGGGTAGTGGCTCAGCGTTTCCTTGAGCCTGTTGAAGTGCACCACGGCGGTCTTGTACTCGTGCGCGGTGTGCACGATGACCTCTTCGCCGGTCACGAACAGGCCGCCCAGCTCGCGCACTTCGAGAATCGTGCCCTTGCCGTTCTGGCGGGAGACGATCAGCTTGTTGGTTCCCGCTGCCCAGCGGCCGGACGGCTTGAGCCCGAGAATGTTCCGCAGCGACCAGTCCTGCCACGGGTCCATCTCGTAGCCATGCGCCTCGGCCCACGGTAGAACCTCTTCGGACGCGTACTCGCCGCAGCCCGTGTTGTGGACGTCCGACGCACATGATCGGCACCCGTCCACGGGCTCGATATGCCGGTCGGGGACCGTGAAGAACCTGGGATCCTGCTGGCCTAGAAGCTCACCCTGGAGAATAGACCCATCGGGCAGGATTACCGGCTCGTCGTCACCCACCATCGGGAACCACGGCGGTCAGCCTTAGCTCCTGCATCGATTTAATCGCGGCTCGGGCCAGCGTCAGCGCAATGGCTTCTGACAGCAGCAGCGGAGACTCGACAGTGATAGCGAGTGCTACTGCTTCCTCAACTTCGGCCCATGTCACATAGCTATTCTAGCGGAGGTAGGTCACCGCGCCTCACCCACGAACATGTTTCCGAATCCCAGTAGTTCTCCTCTTTGAACTCCTGCCACTCGTACATGTAGATGGCGCGGTCCACTGCCTCGCGCCCGCTGCTGACTCCGTAGGTCAGTCCGCCGTTGATGCGGATGTCGCCCAGCTCGACGCGCCAGTACCAGTCGCAGCTCGGCCCGTACTCCATCTCGTACGCCTGACTGAGCGGGAAGATGTCGATCCGGTAGTCACCGATGGGCCGCTGATTTGGCATGCGGGTGAGGTCGAGATGATCCTGCCAAGCGGACTGCTTGAGCCTTAGCGGCACGTCTCCCCCAGACGAAAGTGATGACGGCGATTGGGAGCAGGACGAGGGCGGCGTTGCGCTGGACCCTCTTCCAGCTCTGCCACACCTGCAAGTGCCGGGCCTTGGGGTGCAGCGGCGTGCTGATTGGCCATCTACTGTCCGACATACAGCTCCCTAAAACAGAGCACCCCCGCTATGAGGATCCGGACGACCATCAGCCCGACCAGCGCCCAGACTGCGGGGAGGCCGAGGAACGAGTGGTGCTCAACCACATCGAGCGTAGCCGCAACCAGGGAGGCGCACCACAGGCGCTCGGGCCAGCGCCAGAACTTCTTGCGCTTCGCCGCCACCAGGTTTATGCGAGCATCGGTCTCCATCTGGAGCCGGAACGCGTTGGGGTGCAGGGGAGTGGCTACCCCTTTGCGGTGCAGCGCACATGCACGAAACCGCGCTCGTCGATCCCCAGCGTCTCCCAGGTAGCGTAGCCATGCCAGCGCGCCCAGATCTCCATACATTCGAAATCCTCCACCAGAAACAGACTGAGCTGCTCAATGTAGTCGCCCGGCAGCTTCTTGTCGTACTCGGTCGGCTTGGGCGGCTTGCGTCCGTCGAGTCGGAAGCGGGCCTGAGCACAGGCGTTCAGCGTGCGGCCGGGCAGCCACTTGGCAAGTTCAATTGGCGGCATCGTGGGGTGATCACGAATGAAGGACAGCTCCTCCTCGGTCCACCCGGCGTTCCTGTACTTGGCTGCGGTCACAGCAGCTTCTTGGTGACCTGGAAGAGGCAGACGCCGCCGACCGTTCCCTCTTTGACCATCTTGCGGAAGACGTAGCGGTAGACCGGGCGCTTGGGACCGTCGTTGGGCCGGAACGGAGCGAAGCTGCTGGGCGGCGGGATCGGGTGGCCGGTCTCCATGACGAACTTCTGCGCCGAGTGCATCCGCAGCAGCTCGACCATCTTCCAGCCGTATATCGGGCTCTGGATCTTGTTGTCTTCCAGGTACGCGACGAACTGCTTGGCGCTCATCCAGTCGGTCTTCTCAGCCTTAGCCATGACACTTCTTCCAGAGTTGGTTGATGGGATCGATTCCGGGCGGGATAAGCCCGAACAGGTGCGCGGTCAGGATGCCCCAGCCGGCGATCATGACGGGGCGGCCGACAGAACTACGGCTCGCGGTGCGGAACGCGTCGCTCATGGTCCTGCTGCCGGTGACGTCGGCCGCGACGACGAGGAGTCCGAGCGCTAGCCAGCCGTACTCGGGGTGGTCGTGCCGCCACTGCCACCAGGCTGCTCGGGCTGCGGCTCCAGCGAGCACATCGGGCACAGAACCGACGAGCAGTCCAGGGAGTGGAGGGTCAGCCGGCTCTGGTTCCACGGCGTTCCCTCGGGTAGCGCTCCGCATGTGCATATGTTCGAACCTTTCCCGAAAACGAACTCCGAGTCGAACAGACCGACACCGTTGATTCTGATGCAACCGTGGTTGCTGGGTGTGAACTCATCTTCCATGGCTCGTCCAACATCACTAGTAGCCGTTCTGTTCCCGGTTGCGGCGCTCGCGCTGCTTGCGGGCCATGTCCGTTGCGTCGTCGTCCTCGTCCGGCGGGTAGAGGTCGCGCAGCGTCAGCATGTTGACGCGGATTTCCTTGGTGTAGTTCGAGACGTCGCGCGGTCCGACGATGTAGCCCATGTCGAGCTGGTGGGCCATGAAGATGATCGCCTTGGCGATGGTGGAGTCCTGGGCCTCGTCGGGGAACGCGCACAGATCCTTCAGCGCCGCCTCTTCCAGCCCGCCCTGCACGACGTCATCAGGCGTGTTCTCGGCGACCAGCCCGCAGGCAGTGCACAGCCAAGCGCCACGGGCGTTGAAGATCTGATCGCCCTCGCTGATCTGGCTCTTGCAGTTGGCGCACTTACCCGCCCGCTTGGCCTCGATCCACTTGCCCGTCGCCATCCTCGGCACCTTCCTTCAGCATCTCTTCGATGATATCCGGAAGTTTCGTGGCAAGCTCGAAAGCCTCGTTAAGCGAGAAGCACCGGGACCACCCGAACTTCCGCTTCTCGGTGACGCGGATGTGGTGCTCGAACCGCTCGATGTCGTAGGTGTCGTTCATCCGTGGCAATCACAGAAGAAGCCGCCGTCGTCCGGCTCCTCGGCTAGCACTGGTGCGGGCATGAACACCGGCCGCAGCGGCGGCACCATCAACTCGGGCGTCCACAGGAGCGGCGAGTTCCAGTACTTGAGGAAGGTCCCATACTCCCAGACTGGCAGCGTGAGCGCCTGGTGACAAGCGACCTCGCTCTTGGCCCCCGGCGACGACATCCAGTCCGGGCCGACGATGAGCCCGGTGCTGTACTTGGCGATCCACTCCCAGTCGGCCGAAAGCGCCTCACGGAGGTTGAACCCGGCCGACCGCGACTCTTCCTTGCTGCCGTGCGGGCAGAGCATCGGGTCGAAGCCCATGTTGCGGTCGTGCTCGGCCGGGTTGAACACCTGGATGACGGTGGGGATCGCGAGCAGCGACCGCTCGGCCATGTCGAACCACGGCGCGTTGAAGTACGGGATCTCCGTCATCTTGTTGGCGATGTACAGCCGGTGACTCATTTCGCCTTTTCCTTTTCTTCCATCCGGTGGAGCAGTCTCCATGCTTTGGACCGCAGCTCCGGGCGCTGGGACACGGCGATCACATGCCCGACGTAATCCAGCGCCGCCTCAAGCTGGTCAGGGGTGCCGTCGTAGAACCAAGCCTCGGCCTGCCGGAGCTTCTCGGCCTCGTCGTCTAGTCCCATCAGTGGTACCTGTGATCGTTCGGGTTGCGGTCGGTGGGCTCGGCCGTCTTGAAGTTCTCCTGGCAGGCCCGCCGCACGTTGTGGAACGCGATGTCCGACTCGCTCTGGGGCTGCCCGTACGCCTTGGCGGCGGCCTTGAACGCGGCGTCGGCCTGCTCGTCGGTGATGTTCTCCGGCGTGATCTCCTGCTTGACCTCGCTGCCCTGGAGGTTGCGCCGGTTCAGCTCGACGGCGTTGATGTTCCACACGATGGCAGCCGCGTGGTCCTCGCCGTCCTGGATCCCGAAGTAGAAGTTCATGAAGTGCCGCCAGAGAGCGTCCTCATGGTGGGCCAGCGTGTCCGCGCTCCTGGAGTTCTCCCAGTTGCGGTCGCCGTACTTCTCAGCTCCGCGGGTGTAGAGCTTGGCCACCCGGACCATGAGCTGCTGGGCCATCGGCACGCCCTTGGGGAACAGCAGCGTGAACAGCGTCTTGCCGTTCTGGGTGTCGCGCTGCACGCCGTCGCTGTGGACCGCTTTTTCGCCCGAATCCCTGGTGACGTATTCTTCGTCGTCTTCCGGATTACCCCACATCAGCAGTGCTCCTCTCGCGCCTTTTCGGCGTAAGCCCAGTCCTCGGCCGCTTCCCTGACCCAGGGAGCCAGCCTATCGTACGCGCTGCTGGCGATGCGCGTGATCAGGCCGAGCAGGGAGCTGCGAATGGCCTCCCGCTGAGGGTGATTGAGGAAAAGCGCGTCCTGGTTGAACTTCGCCCAGGCTTCGTTGGCCGACCAGTGGTCGTAGACGTTCAGCACCCAGAACTCGCCCGGGCCGCCGCGAACCGTGTTGTAGTCGCACTCGACGGCGGTCACGGTCTCGATCTTGGGCTCGCGGCCGGCCAGTTCCTCCAGCAGCTCGGCCCGGTCCAGCTCCTCCTTTTCGGCCTCTTTTTGGGCCTCCTGGACCCTCTTTAGCTCCGAAATCCGGTCATTCAGGTACCAAACGGCCTTTTCCAGGTCCTCGATCGCGTCGCCCTTCTTGCCGGCCCGCCAGGCGTACTTGACGGCGTTGCCGGTGTTGAAGTCCATGTGCCGCACGATGTCGATGCACTCGATCGGCTTGCCGCAGGTCGAGTGCCAGTACTCGCTGTGGTAGTGGCTCGGGTGGTTCACTGGATCGCTCATGGAGGCCATCTTAGGGCCAAAAGTGGACCTGTAGGGAGTCGAACCCTAGTCTCACGAGCGTCCGCAAGCGGATTTACCCCGATCGATACCGGTCAGGCCCAAGCGCTGCCAGGAGCGGCCTCCGTGTCGGGCGTCGCACCCGAAGGGGCATAAGTACCGCCCCTGGCATGACTCCCCAGCGTACCAGCCAGAAGTCCGGGGAAGTTCACCAGAGCCGCCGAAACCTCGTCAATCCACGAAGAAGCCACGGGTTCTGACGGGAACTGGATCGACCGGATCGCGCCGATTTAGCCCTCGCCAGAGCATCGCGCAGTGCCGCGAGCAGAAACTGGCTTCGAGGTGGCCGCCGAGCGACCGGAACGATTTATGGCACCAACCGCAGGTCAGGAGGCTGCGCCGACGTCGGCAGGCACGGCAAATGGGCGAATCGGCCCGAAAACGGCCCATTTTGAGCCTTTTTCCGCATCCTCCGCCACATGTTCGGATCCACCGAGCGTCCACGGACAGCAGTCCACCAGATCTCAGACGGCGTGTCAAGACCGGAACAGCTTTCCGCTTAGACGCGTTTCCGCAGGTCAGGTGCTACGTCGCGCGCTACATCCTGGGCTTTTTGAGGCCGGGGCAGGAAATCGGTGACCGAACTGTCCTGCGCCGGCAATGGCTAAAAAACACCCCCGAATTACCTAATAAATCATATATGATTTAATGGTAATTCCCTTTAATGGTCAATAGGGAATGGGTGGATGGTGGATTGCTGGGATGGTGGCAATGGGGGGATGGTGGGAATGGTGGATGGTAAGGGAATGGTGGATGGTGGGAATGGTGGATGGTGGATGGTGCATTGCCCGCGCTAGGTCAGTGCCTTATGCCATTGCCTCACTGACTAGTACGTGTGTGCCTATAGCTAGTGTGCATGCGTGCCATTGTGCTAGTGGTATGCATACACACACAGTGGTATGTGTGTAGTACATACACAGTGGTGTGGTAATGGTATGTGTGTAGTACATACACAGTGGTGGTAATGGTATGTGTGCAGTGGTATGCAGTACCTACTGTGTAGTACATACACAGTGGTGTGTGCTGTATGTGTGTAGTACATACACAGTACGTATGTGGATGTCTATGTGTACGTATCTGTGTAGTACATACACAGTACAGTGTAGTACCTATACAGTAGTCATACCTATAGCGTGTACACGTACACAGTACAGTCATACAGTGGATGTCTGTGTATGTAGTACACAGTAACCGCTGCTGTATAGCTACGTATACAGGTCTGTACTGTACAGTGTACATTCGGACATATACGAATTAATCAACGGTTCGTCCAGGTCAGCTACGTATAGCAAACACTAGTTCCGAATTCGCCGGCCAACATTCGAATCTGTTCGAATCGAATCGATCGTATCGATCGAACCGCGGATTAGCTGCGGCCTGGCTGACCGTTAACCGCGGATTAGCTGAAAGTACGATCTCAATCGAACTAGCTTCGTGCTAGCTGTAGCAAGCAACTAGCTAAATGACTCATCACATTGTCTTTCGATTGCAAATCGCCATAGCGGCTAGCAAGTGCCAGTTAGCCACTGTCTATCCAACCGACTTCTGTTAGGGATTCGTGCTGGTCAGACAGTGTTTCCTGGCCGATTGTTCGTGTGTAGCCCTGGCAACAGCTTGCAAGCACATTGATTCA